GTCCGCGACGAACTCGGGATGAGCGGCCAGGAAGGCGTCAACCGCCGTCTTCGGGCTGTTCCCCGGACCCCAGGACCTGGGCCTGTGCTGCGGCGGCATCTCTTCGATGACCGTATCGCCGCAAACCAGGTAGTAGCCCGGCCCCACGAAGGGCGCGTAGGCTTCCAGCTCCGCCAGAACGTGGTCGTGGTTGTGGGCCGAATCGAGGATGACCAGGTTCCGCGTCCCGCCGTTCAGCAGCCGCGCCATCTGGCGCACCGTGGACGGTGCCGTGGACGAGCCCTGGTAGAGAAGCACCTTCCCCTTGCCGTTCAGCCGCTCGGCCAAGTCGTCAGGAATGTTCACGTCGATGCCCACCACGCCCGCGCCGCCGAACAGGTCCATCAGGCTGGCGTAGAAGAGGAGCGACCCACCCCACGCCACGCCCAGCTCGATGATGAACGTCGGGCGCAGCCGGTACACGAGTTCCTGGACCGCAAACAGGTCTTGCGGGAAGCTCAGGACCGGCTCCCCCATCCAGGTCATTTGCTGATACCAGTCGTAGCGATCCGAGTGGGACAGCACGTCAATAACCCCGGTGTGAAGCTCCCCATCGGCGGCCATCTCCCCGGCCTTCTGCTTGCGGCAGTCCTCGAATTCCCTGCGGGTCATCATATCCGCCCCCAGCCGTCAGGGTTGCGCACCACGGGCAGGTTTCTATCGGGCATCCCGCTGGTGATGTAGTACAGGGCGTTGTTGCGCGGATGGGCGATGTGCAGGATCTGCGCCGGCCCCCAGCCAAGGCTGACGGGTTGCAAGCCGTCCATCTGCGTGCGGGTCAGCAGGTCCGAGTCGCAGTAGTTGTACGGGCAGCGAACCTCGTCCAATCCCCGGACCCGGTGCAGCCACTCGCTTGTCGTGCAGATGATGGTCCCCGGCGAGAACTTTTGCGGCGGGATGGATTTCGCCAGCAGGTCGCCCCAGCGTTCCACCAGCGTCGCCGCGTCCCCCAGGTCGAAGCCGATGGGCAGGTCGCCCCGCGTGCTGCCCACTACCCGCCCCGGCCCCATGGTACGGTAGACCTCTTCCAGAAGGTTTGGTGAGAACAGTTGGTCGGCGGCGGTCAGCAGGACGTACTCGCCCCGGCTCTCGCGGATGCCGACGTTCAGGTTGCGCGACAGGTTGAAGGTCATGTACGGCGCGGCCACCAGGCGCACCAGGGGATACTTGGCACACACGGCCTCGGCCTCGGCAAATAGCGCCTGGTTGGAGCTGGCGTTGACGACGACGATCTCCAGCGGCGGCGCCGTCTGCCGCGTCAGCGTCGCCAGGTTGTAGTTCAGGAGTGACCCCGGCAGGTTCCAGATGGCCTCGACGATGGATAGGGTCACGTTCCCCACCCATAGCTGTAAAAAGCGTCCACGATCTGGTCCAGGTCGGCCCGGGTAAGCCCTTGATGGCACCCACAGTAAATCCCGTGCTTGTTCACCCACTCCGCCATGGGGTAGTCCTCCGGTCGCCACAGCCCCCGGTATGCCGGTTGGTCGGTCAGCCGCAGCATCTCCCGCGTCTCGACGCCGTGCCCCTCCAGGTGCCCGCACAGCGCCCACTTGTCCGTATCCGCCACGACGGGGTACATCATCCTCGCGCTTTCCGTGCCCCGCCTGGTGTGCGGCAGCGTCAGCCAACCGTGCCCCTCCAGGTCCGACAGCTCGGCCGTCAGGTAGTCGGCGTTCTCCTGTCTCTGGCGGATCATCTCCCGCCAGCCGTCCAACTGCCCCAGGGCCAGCGCCGCTTCCAACTCGGTGACGCGGTAGGAATGGCCCACGCTCTCGAAGTTGAAGCGCCGCTGCACGACCTCTTTCAGCCGCTCGCCGCTCAGGCCGTCGTCGTCGTCGATGGACAGGTAGATGCCGTCGCGCCCGTGGTTGACCAGCGAGCGCATCTTGATAACCAAGTCAGGGTCGTTGGTCGTCGCAATTCCCCCCACGCCCGCCGTGAGAAGGTGCGCGACATAAAGCGAGTAACAGGCCACGTCGCCCCAACTGATTCGCCCGCGATGCGAGGCGAACATGGTTTCGCAACTATCCTCAAGGATGTACAGGCCGTACTTGCGGGCGATGGGCGCGATGGCCTGCATATTGCACGGCTGCCCGAACAGGTGGACGGGGATCACGGCCCTTGTCTTTTCGGTGATGGCCGCTTCCAGCAGTTCAGGGTTCAGCCCGTAGCACTCGTCGATGTCCACCAGGACGGGCTTCAGGCGGTTGTGCAGGACGACGTTGACCGTGGCCACGAACGTCACGGACTGGGTGATGATCTCGTCGCCGTCCCGCCAGCCGTACAGATCCTTCATGGCTTGCAGGGCGACCTGCAAGGATGACGTGCCCGAATTGGACAGGACGCCGAACTTGCACTCGTGGATGGCGGCGAACTCCGCTTCAAACTCGCGGGACAGGGGACCGTAGCTGATTCTGCCGGAGTCCAGGACGACGTTGACCAGCCGCCGCATTTCGTCGTTGACGGTGAAGGTGCCGACGCCGATCATCACCCCTCCCACGGCTTGAAGTAGCCAAGCTCTCGCATGGCCCGCTGGTCCTCCGCGTCCACTTCGCCCAGCAGGAGCTTCGAGACATCCCCGCCCCGAAGGGCCAGGGTGACCCTCAGTGGCCAGCTTCTGGTCCCGAGCACGATCACGTCCTGCTTGAAAGACAGGCGCGGCGTGCCGATGATCTCGACCTGGTGCGGCGACTCGTTGGGGATCAGCACGTCCAGCAGGTGCTTCTTGCGCCAGAAGCCGGGCATGAGGGACAGGTGATAGGGACTCCCCGGCATGGACTGGATCAGGTCGAGACGCCCGACACGGCCGTAGTCGGTCATGCCCATGGCATAGAGCCGGTCGGCGCACACGTCCATCTTGGCGACGTACTGGAACTGGAGCATGTAGTCGTACAGGATGTTCAGCGCATCGGCGTCCACCTGGCGCACGGGCCACATATCCTCCAGCATCAGCAGGAACACGTCGTCGGGAACCAGGTGCAGTAGGCGAATCAGGGCGTCGCTCCAGCGGCCAAAGGGATAGTCCCCTTGCGGCCCGATGCTCTGGAAGGTCCAGTTGGCCGGCAGGTCAAAGTCGGGCGGCGTGAAGCCCGCCACCAGCACGTCGGGCGCGGGCTGCCAGTATTTGTCCATCAGCCAGGCCATGGGCTTCAGGGCCGGCAGGTAGCGGTCGCAAGTCGTGAGCAGGACGCGGTACTTGGGTTTCATCCGCGCCCCCTGTAGTCGGCGATCATGTCGGCAACCGTGTCGGACAGCTTGCGATCCGGCAGCCAGCCGATGAACCCCTTGAGTTGCGACACGTCGGGCATCCGCCGGGCGTGCCCATCGGGTTTCGACGTGTCGAACTCGTAGCCCACGTCCAATCCAGACTGTCTGACTACGGTATCGATCACTTCCGCGATGGACGTTTCGCGCTCGTGGCCGATGTTGATAACCAGTGGCCCCGTGTTCCTGAGCATATTGCCAATCGTTTTCCATCGACAGGCAAAGGCCGTAGATTCATACAGGGTCGGCACAAGGTCACCCAACAGCACCAGCGCCTTGGCGATGTCCCGGGTGTCCACGAACACCCGCGTCTGCTTGCCCGAGCCCCACACGACGACGGGGTTCTCGCCCGCAAGTGTCCGGCGGATGAGCGCCGGGATGACGTGCGACGATTCGGGGTCGTAGTAATCCCGCGGCCCGGCGGCGTTGTTCAGGCGAACTATGAAGCACGCCTGGTTGTGCTCTTTGTGAAGGTGCTTGACCATCTGCTCCCCGAGCCACTTTGCCACGCCGTAACCGTGATTCGTCGGCTCCGGGTTGCCCACGTCGCCCGCGCTTTCCGGCGTCGGAACGGGCGCATCGGCCGGGTAGACACAGACGGTTGAGACAAAGCAGAACAGCGCCGGCTTTGCCTTGCGCACTGCCTCGATGACGTTGGTGTTGATTGCCAGGTTGGCCCGCAGCATCTCGTACTGGTTGTGCCGGTTGTACTCGATGCCTGCCACCTTGGCCGCCAGGTGCCACACCACGTCGTCGGGCTCCAACTCCAGCGGCTTGTGCTCCAGGTCCAGGTGGCACACCTTGACCAGTCCGGTCTGGATGGCCCCGGTCAGGTTCGCCAGCTTGCCCCGGCTGAAGTTGTCAACGACCAGCACCCGCTCACCCCTCGCCGTGAGGGCGTCTGCCAGGTGCGAGCCGATCATGCCCGCCCCGCCGGTGATGACGTGTCTCATTGTGGCACCGTCGCGGCAAGGGCATCCATCATCCTCTTGGCCGACTCGGGCGTGACGCGCTCGAAGATGAGGATGGCGCTGTTGCCCTCGACGTGGCTGTTGAGCAGCTTCCAGCCCAGGGCCGCATAGCTGCCACAGGCCACTTGCAGAGCCTCCGCCAGCGTGGCGTTCTCCACGAACTCGATGCTCTCGGCGGGATAGTCCTTGTCCAAGTCCCGCCCGATAGGCACGACCTTATATTCGTACATCCGATCCCCCTTTCTATTCGGCGGGAGGGCTGGCTGTGAAAGGAGGAAAGCCAGCCAAACCCTCCCGCCACGATCAGGCCCGAAGGCCGAACCGCCCTACGAACTCCTTTCGGTTAGCGGCCCACGCCCTGGGCCGCCCAGACGGCATAGCGAGTGCCGGCGGTGCGGAGCGAAACGCCGCCATCGACATGGTAGGCGTTGCTGAAGTCAGGTTCCCGCAGGTGCTGGAGTGGCGAGTAGAGAATGTTTTGTAGGGCACCCGCCAGTTGCGGCGTTCTCAGCACGATGCGCTGCTCGGTCTTCAGACTCAGCGAGTAGCACCATCTCTTCTCCAGGTAGGTCCACGAGTAGGAGCCGGCGTCGGTGTTGAACCACGACTGCTTGTTGCGCAGCAGCGCCTCGTCGGGGGCCGCCCCGCGGTAGTCCACGTACTCCCGGTAGGTGACGGGGAAGCCGCCGGTCGCGGTCAGCGGCACGGCGTAGATGGTCGAGGCGAAGGAACCGGCGGGCACATTGGCGTTGGTGACGTTGTTGTGCTCGAAGATGCCGGTATCCAGCACCACGTCATAGTAGATGCCGTTGATGGGGATGGTCTTGGAGTTGCGCATCTGGTCGCGCATGGACACCTGCTCGGCACCCTGGACGGTCACAACGTCCTGGCCGATTCTGCCGGCGTTCAGGCAGCGGTTGGTGAGGTAGGAGCAGGGCCAGCAGGCCGACAACTCGAACCAGAGCTGCGGGCGCATCGCCAGGACGTACTTCACCGGCCCCATGCCGGTCGAGTTCGCCAGGCTCTCCAGGTAGTACATCATGGCGCTCAGGTACTCCACGATGTCCAGGCCCGTGCCGCACACGCTGTTGTAGGCAAAGTCCTTGATGTCCGAGTCGAGCGACGGGCAGGCCACGCCACTCGCGGCGTCCAACTGCCCGGTGGCGATCTGGACGGCCAGGCCGGGGAACGTGCCGGCGGCGACGGTGCCCTGCCAGATGTCGTTGTGCAGCGCCATCTCCATGTAGCCGGCGGTGCGCAGCATCTCCATCTTGGTGATGACGTTCAAGGCGTTGTCGCGGGTGATCCCGCCGGGCATCAGGTTCGTGCCGCCGATGATGGCGTTGCCCATCAGCCGCAAGTCCTTGAAGTCGCCGCGGTTGACCCTGAGCATCACCTTGTCCATCTCGATCTCTTGCGTGTCGAACCGCTTGAGGCCGAAATAGGCGGTGAGCTGGCACGCCTTGGTAAAGCCCGTGGGGGCATCGTCGCAGGCGTTGGTCGGCTGGCTGCCGTCAGGTGCCGTGAAGCCGGTCAGCGTCCAGTAGCGCGGGTCTTCGTCCACCGATGGGAACATGGGCAGGATGTTGGAGATCGACTGCGGGCGCACGTGGGTCGAAAAGACCTCCGGTTCCGCGCCGAGCTGGGTAAAGACGCCGCCGAGGCCGTGAAGCTGCTGCGCGGTCATGATGCCCGTCGCCGTGTGCTTCTGGTGGTCCTCTTCTTGGATTGCCTTCAGAACCCTCTCCACGAGGGCAATGTCTTTGTCTTCCACGTTTAACCTCCGCGAGCCATGAGCTGGTTCAGGTAGGGAACCGGCGTTGGGCCGCTGTCGTCTACGGCCTCTTTGGGCTTGGACTTGGCCAGTCCCGAGCGCCCGTCAATCAGGGTTTCGTCGGCGCCGATGACCGAGCCGATGCGGCCAAAGAGTGAGGCCGCCGGGGTCTGGGCCATGGTCTTCTCGATCTTCTCTTCGTCGCTGGCCCTGAGTTCCTTGATGACCTCGGCCTGCTCCTTGAGTTCCTTGCCCAGCGCCTCGACGGTCGCCCGCAAGCCGACCATCGCCTCGACCATGGGCTTGATGTAGCCCTCGAACACCTGGGTCAGCTCGTCATGGGTGACGACCTGCGGTGCCTCTTCTGCGACTTCCTCTTCCTTGGCTTCGGTCACTTCCTCGGTCACTTCCTCTTCCTTGTACTCGACGCCCTCGGCTTCCAGTTCTTTGGCCTTGCCCTCAAGCTGGCGCTCCAGGCCCTCGACGGCATCCTTCCCCATGATTCCCTCAAGGAAGGGCCGCTTTTTCTCCGGTATTGCCATGTCTGCCTCCTTCGACAGAATGCTAAATCCCGTACCGTGTTTGTTGGCAGCCGCCCAACGGGGAAGGGGGCTGATCTCCTTGGACCTGTAGCGCGAAATGATCGTCGAGTCTGCTTCCTCGCGCCGGATTTCGGCCATGGGCATCCCGTGGGACGTGGACAGGTCGTCGCACTCCGCCAACCTGGAGGCGATGTGCTCTTTGTCCTTGTCGAACGCCCCGGATGCGATGGCAAATCCTGAATCGTCGTAGGCCACGTAGTCGGCCGCCCCCGACCTTGTGCCCTTCACATGCCAAAGCCACAGCTCGGGCATCGGCCACTCGCCCTTGTCCACGGCGTCCACGAAGTCTTTGTGCGCGGACTCGCTCAGGATCTCGGGCGGGTTGTCGTCGTCTCGGTATTTGCTGGAGTAGACGGCGAGCCAACGGTAGGTATCGCCCTCTTTCCAGACCATGAAGGGGTGTGGCATTTCGACCTTCTTGGTGAAGAGTCCCTTGACGTGCTGCCACAGGCTTTCCTTCATCTCTGCTTCCTTCCACATATCCAGGCAGGCGGCCACGGCTTGCTCTTGCCCATTCCCTTCCGCGATGCGCTTGGGAACGCAGGCCGCCATCCAGTCGTCTTCGGTTTCGTACTTGCCAGGGTCAGGCATCACCACTCCAAACAAAAACGCCGACCTTCTCGGCGGTTGGCTTTCGCGTACCGTCGGAAAGGTCGGCGTAGCTTGCGCTTGGCCTAATATTCTATTGCATTACAGTCTTAGGCTATCACAAGTTCAAAACCATGTCAAGTTTTGCCCGCTTTGCATAATACCTCCCTGCCTACCTTGCGAAGCTCCGATGTGGTGTAGGTACAGTGCAGCTTGTCGCGCTCGATTTCGCAGACGAGCGAGATTAGCAGGCGATTGACCTTTTCCCAGAACGCCGTTTCGTCGGTTGCGGCCCGGTTGCAACTGCATACGGAATCGCCGCAACGGCCCGCTTCTGGAACGCTGGCAACGTTTTTGAGATCGTCAGTTTGCGCCAAAAGCCCTCCCTGTTTGTCGAAAGTAGCTGGTTGCTGCTATCCCTATTGCGCCCGGTACATCGTGCCGTGTGGCGTGAGCTGCCCCGCGCCGTCAAACAGTGGCGCACTCCATAGCCCCGCCCGCGTCTGGTCGGCTGGCAGGCGCGAGATGAACCAGGCATAGTAGATCCCGTTTGCTTCCAGCCACTCGATCATGGTCTGCCCCTGGCTCACGTCGTCAAGGCGGAACTCTTTAAGCCACACGGTAGGGATGCCCCGCTGACTGGCCCAACCGCGCACCTGGTTGACGTATGCCTGGCAATCCGGCACCGACAGGTAGCAGTTGAGACTCAGGCCGTGCAGCCGCCCGCTTACCCCAAGCCGGTCCAACTCTGCCAGATAGGCCGGGTAGTACATGGCCCGCCCCAGGTGTGAGATAGTCGCGCCGATGATGGGCCGTCCGGGGTACAGCGTGAGCATTTGCGCCGTGGCCTGTGCCGCCTGTGCCGCCGTCACGTTGGCTTGGTCCGGCCTGTCCGGTTCGTTGTAGCCGAACATCGGCCCGCTGCCCCCCGCCGGTTGCCCCAGGAAAGCCGCGCTGTAGACGGTAGCGACAAAGCCCGGCGACGCGCAGCCCCTGGCAGACGGGCTCCAGTTGTGCCACCAGCCCGCGCCCACGCTTGCCGAGTCGCCACAATTCAGGTTGACCCCGCTTCTGGCGTCCAGGCCGACGCCCTTTAGCGGTGAATAGGTCACGACGTTGACCGTAACCGCCGGGACGTAGACGAACGACGTTGGCGGCTGCGTTGTGCCAGAAGCAGACAGTATCAGGATTGCGAGGATTGCCAGGTATCTCATCATCTAGCCGATTGCCGCCCTGTGACTCGCGGCATTGTCACGCGGCCAACACGACCGCTGTTAACTCGCGGTCGGCACCCTCCGCCGTGATCGTGTCCGTGCCCTGATAGATGTTGCCCCACGAGATCCCGTACTCCCACGTTGCCGAATACGGCTTGTCGATGGACGCCGCCACGAGCGTTTGATGCCCGCCGGGAACAGTCGGGACGCCGAATATCACGGCGCAGGCCGGTGTCCAGGCGGCCCCGCCCTGTAACCTGCGGAATAGCTGCATTGCCGGTGCCCCGCCGTTCTGCGACTTGAGCCGCACCGACGCCGTGAGCAACACCGCCTGCCCGCTGAACGTGCCGATCTCCAGGCGAGGATCGGGCAGCACGTTCGGGCCGACTTGCGCTGTCGTCACCACGTTTTGCGTCACCCCCGCAACCTTGGTCATGCCGCTTGAGGTAACTACCCGGTCAGAGCGCGGCCCGGCCGCGCCGTAGGCCCACGCTATATCGAGGCGCGTTGGCCCGTTCGGGTGCAGGCACTCGACCGCCACGGCCTGGCCCGTCTGGTTCCAGTCCCAGATGCGACCCCCGACGAATTGATCCATGCCGTCCGTGTAAATCGCCCGCACCGAGCACGGGTGCGACTGGTACACAAACCCGGTATAGACGTTGTGCCCGCCCCGGCACCACACGCCGTACTGCGAGGCGCGGGCATAGATGTTGTCGAAATAATTGGAGTTGATCCAGTTCTCGGTGCCGACCGCCGACTCGATGCGGATCGAGTCCCGAAAGCCGTAGATATAGAGATCGCGGAAACGCACACCCGTTGCGAAACAATACTCGGGCATGGTCGCGTCGATGAAAACGCCATGGCCCTGCGTGTAATCGTTCCCCGCTGCCGTGATCCACATTTTCTCTACCATGGTCAGATAGCCGGTGTGTGCGTAGACGGTCGGGTTACATGGCAGGTAGATGGCCGCCTTGTCGGTTGCCACCAGATACCTCAGTTGCCCCCCGCTAACCATCGAATACCGTGCCAGTTGGACGCCGTGCACGTTCTGCTTGACGAACAACCGCGTGGCCTGCCCCGCCCGGAGCGCCGTTTTCTCCTGCATCTGGATAGAGGCTTGCAGGTGAAAGTCGCCTTCGCTCAACGCGATCTCGCCGCCGAGGGATAGCCCCGCCAGCACGTCGTTGATGATCTGTGCGTCGTTGACGCCATCGCACACGGCGTAAGCCGCTGCCTTCGTGTCCGGGTATGCGTTTGCTGCCGCGATTGTTCTCATTAGTCTCCTATGTCGTAAGCGCGGTGTAGGCCAGGCCCAAGCCGCCGTTGTAAAGCGCGGTGCGCTGTGTTGCTGTGAGCACGCCGCCTCCGCCCGCCGCGCTCTTCCAAAAAGCCGTTGGCCCGATGCGCCCGTTCCAGTGCAGGGCAATCGTTACGCCCGGAACGTAGGTAGCAATCCTAAACGGAGAGGCGGAATCATAAACGCCGGTCGCGTGAGCAACCGAGTTAGCGACCCCATTGTTGACCTGGATGTTGATCGTGTTCGCTACACTGTCATGCCAGGCTACCAGCAGATACCACGTAGCTATGGCGGGAATGCCGAGGTTGTCAGCACTCACAACGTTCGTGGCCGTGCCATTGTTTGACACGTAGAACTGGAAGCGGTTGGGCACGTTGTAGTAGATTAGCCGATATTCCAAGTTGGGAGCGACGCCCCACCGACTGGCAATCGTCGGATAATCCGCCAGGCCATCGGCGTTGACCCACGCCGCGAGGGTGAAATCCACGTCGCCGGTGCTCAAGAGCGCATCATCCCCGGCCCGGACGTGCGATTCCAGATTCGCCCGCGTGTACTGCCTGGCCCCGGCATACACAATGCCCGCCGCGCTCGTGACCGTGTTCGTGTCGGTCAGGTGTAGCGCGTTGGTGTGCGCGTCCTGGGCGTTGCCGTTGGCCTCGTTGCCCGGCCAGTAGGCGATGAGATTTGTGAGCAGGCCGTTACCGGCACCAATGCTGACACCCATGTTCGCCAGCGGGATTCCCCCAACCCCGCACATGCCGGGGCCACCATAACGTCGGATCATGCCGCCCTCCTGGCAATTTGCACGAAAACGTTCATGTCGTCAGCGCCCGCCGCCACGGCGTTCTGGTCCCACACGCGGAGCTGCTGGAACGCCGTCAGGATGAGCGTCGGCGGCAAGGGGCACATCACGAACGTCGTGTCGCGCACCGCCGTCAGGTCCGCCAGCGACGGCGCGAAGGTGTAGTTGTACGTCAGCGAGGCCGCCTGCGTCACCCCGGCCCGGACTTCGAAGATTTGCGTCCCGAGCGCGTTGTTCACGGCGACGGCCATGTTGCGGTTGCCAGCGGTGGCCGTGGACGTGATGGACACGTACACCCACAGCACCTGGTACTGGTAGCCATTCGGCACGGTGAATGTCTTGTCCGAGTCGTCCGCCGTCACGTCCGAGAGCGTGGTCACTTCCCACTCGTCGGTGATGGACAACTCGCCGCCCACGCCCTGAATCACCAGGGGATGGGCATCCCCGATGGGGTTGCCGTCCGCATCCACGAGCCACACCGGGCTTGCCGGTCCCTGGACAAGTCGCTTTGCCATGTTATTCCTCCAAACCTTTCTCTACTGCCGCCTGAATCCGGTCGGCAAATGCGTCCTCTTCTTGCTCTCCCAGCGTCTGCGACCAGTTGCGCGGGTCCACGCCGGGGTGTATCACCTGTTTCCTGCGCCGGTCGTATGGCCCCGACTTGCCGCCCCCCTTGGAACTTAGAGAGCCGGGCGTCGTCTTGGGCGAGAACTCTGACTGGTAAACCAACATGGGCGCCTTGCGGGCCGCGATGGGGTAGTTGTGCTCCGTGCCCTCGTCCAGCCGCACCCACTTCTCCACGCCCTCTTCGTCACCGCCCGGGAAGCAGTGGACGAAGGCCCTGCTCGCCATGCCGCCCGTCGTCACCTGGAACGTGGGCTTGGCCCCCTGCCAGGATTCGGTCGTCTTGCCGAACTCCTTTTGCAGAATCTTGCCCGTCTCTTCGAGCGCCTTCTGCACTTCCCGCTGCACGGCCTTGACGTTCAGCGCCTTGGCCTTGATGGCTTGAACGCGAATGGTGAAGCCCATCACACGAACTCCAGACGCCGTAGGCAGCGGCATCTTCCGTGGGCAGGCGGGCCGTCCGGGAAGCGATGCTCCCACACCTCGCGGGGCTGGTCGTGCAGCGGCGCGCAAATCCCGCAAACCTTCTCATCCTCTCGCGTTTCCCAGAACTCCCGGACCTCGATGCCCAACCCCTTCACGTTGTCCCGGTACTTGTCGAAGGCCATGCTCCTTGCCACGGTAATCAGCGTGATGGCGATGAGCGCCGCACGGCTTGGGCCGAACGCCGGTAAGAGCAGGGCGTCCACGTCGTCCTCTGTGATGTCGCCCGCGTCAATGGAGATGATAACGCTCCGCACCGTCTTGGCCGTCGAGGCGATGAGCCGGGCCGCCTCCGCCGCTGCATAGGCCGTCGCCCAGGCGTTGGCCGCTGCCGCCGTCTCGGCCGGGTCGAAGCTCACGGCGTACTCGGCCTCAAGCTCGGCCGCATGATCGAGGTAGGCCCTCACCAGGAAGGGGATCAGCACGGCGATCAGCGCCTTCTCCAACTTGTCGTAGTCCGGCTCTTGGCCTTTCAGGACGGCCTTCTTTGCGTCAAAGTCGGCAAAGACGGCCAGGACCGCCGCCTGCATGGCGACCTCGATTTCTCCTCTTTCCTTCTGTGAGTTCACGTTGGCCGACTCCGCCGGTTTCGTGGTGGTCATCGCCGGCAGCTTACGCATCGGCGCATCAACCTCCGGCGCCGCCATGTTTCGTCCGGGTGGGGCGTCGGGGTCAATGCCCAATTCCTCGCGCTTTTCCCTGTCCAGCAGCCACTCCAGGGCCGCAACAGCCTCTCTAGCCAACTCCTTCTTCCCCGATTCTCTGACACTGGCCTCCTTCGCCCTCTTGAGCTTGGCTTTCACGTCCTCTTCGGCGAACTCGTCGGGGTCGATGCCCTTCAGGAAGGGGTTGTCGCCGTAGAACAGGGCATCGACGGGCAGGCCGTCCAACGTCCGGCCCGATTCAAGCTCCATGTCCCTGAACTGCGCCTCGTTGATCTCGCCCGTGCCCAGCATCTGCTCCCTGGTAACGCGGATGCTGATTGCGCCGTCGGCAATGTTCCGTTCGTACTGCTGCGACCGGGTGTTGCGGATCTCGGCTTGCACCTGGTCGATCCAGTCGTCTTGCACGTCAAACCGCATCTTGAGACTGGGCGGCAGGAACTTGCCCGCCTGGTGGTACATGCCCCGCTCCGAGCCCCCCAGGAGCATGGCGAGCGTCCCCAATTCGTGGGCCGTGCCGGACATGGCCGTCGCCATGTGCTGCAAGAGGGCGTCGGCCTTCGTGGCGCCCACGACCGTCGCGGGCCACATCCACCGCACCGGGAAGCCGCCGGTCAGGGCGATGATGTACATGGCCAGGTTTACGTCTGTCTCCCAGTCAAAGCCGTCCGGAAGGGAAGACAGGCTCACCAGGTCGATGCCCACGTCGGCGGCGTTGGGGTTGGCGACGATGGGCATCATGGATACCCTCGTCAGCCCCCGGTTGTCGGCGGCTTCGTCGGCCATCTGGAAGGCGGCCTTGACCATATCGACGCCGATCTTCTTGCCGACGAGGATGCCCCGCTGCGGCCGCTTTCCAAGTTTCTCTTGCTTGAAGGTCAGATCGTCCACGACGGATTGGGCGATGCCGACGCACCTGGAGAACCAACTGTAGCCAATGCCTCGCATCTCGTCCTTGGTACTCGGCAACTGGCTGCCGTAGACGACGCGGGAGCGGTGCAGCTTGAACCGCTTGCCGTCCTTCTCGCGGGTGTAGACGACGGGCCATTCGGGATGCCCCGTCCTGGTGCAGAGCGAGGCGTCGAGGTTGGCAAGGCCCAGGGCCGGCCCGGTGATCGGCCCGTCCTTCTGGCCTTCTCCCAGGACTTCGGCGAAAGATCCGTTATCCTGTGTCCATCTGTCTGTGTGCCAACGAATGGCGAACTCGATCCAACCGCGGCCGAACTCGCTTCCTTCGTACAGCCGCACGTTGGCCGCGTCCGCCAGGTTCCGCTGGCTCTTGACCGTGGGATCTCTGGGCTCGATGATGGGCGGGATGGTCGCCAGCTTGGCCCCGACGTTGTACAGCGCCCCGGCGAACAGCGGGCAGCGCAGCCACTCCCGGGCCAGGAAGGCGTCTCGCCGTTCGGACCACCAGGGAGGGACAAGCGCCCCGGTATCGGCCAGCATGACAAAGCTCATGCCGACCGGCACTTCTTCTGTCGCCCGGGTCTGGATGCTCACGTCTTGCGCCCTGTCCTTCTCCAGCGGTTCCAGGCCCTCGTAGTTATCTGGCATATTGCCTCCCGTTACCGTCAATTCATCCTTGCCACTACTGCCTATGATATTTCGGGTCTTCGCCCAAGAATTCGCAGGCATTGGCATAGGCAGATATGCGAAAGGGCCTTCCATCCTCGAACGCCTTGGGTTCTAGTTGGTCGGTGCGCCTCACATATTCCGCTACCGCCAAATAGCCATCTATTTCTCCTGGGTGCCCCTTCATATCTGCCAAATATTCCCATTGCGTTCCACGCAATTCCCCCTTGGCCTGTTCCAAAATAGCAGTTGGTGTCATCGGTTCCCCCTTTCACCGTTCATCTTCTGGAATCAGCAGCAGCTCCTCCAGAAACGCGACGGTTGCCGTCAATTCATCCCTGTCGCAATCGGCGTACCACTTCAAATCGTCCATCATTTCCACGTCGTCTGCATCGCGCAAATCGGCCGGATTCTTGGACAGCGCCGCCCGCGCCAGGCCCAGGCACCAGGTAATGTGCCCATCAAGCAGGTTGTCGTCATCTAGAACGATGTGCGCCGGGCCATAGGCAGCGTGCGGCCACTTTTCCAAGAACGCCCCTATTTTGTCAAATGTTGCCTGCGACAGCCGGCCCTCATCTACACAGGCTTGGCACATCTCTCTCCCCTTTCAGTCGCCGTCACGGTAAAGCTCACGTCCCACCGCGTAGACTTCATCTTGATGTCAAACTCAAGCCGGTCGGGGTCGGCGCCCTCTTTTTTGGCGGCCCATCGCAATAGGTCTTTGCAGTGTTCGTAGTTCGTGTTAAACCAGTCGGCCAGGTTCGTCTTACTCGGAGTCAGGTCAAGGTCGCTTGAGTCGAACTGCTTGGTCCACGGCTTGACCGGGTTCTCCGCCATATACTCTTGGTAAGCCGCCTCAATGTCGCCCTCATCGTACACCGACTCCCACGACTCGCCCATCAGTTGCAACCACGACTCGCTGGAGGAGCGCGAAAAGGACGGCCACTCTTCGGCATCGGTTTCCACTAACTCTTCTATCCTTGACGAAACGCTGATAACCCTCATCTCCCCTCCTACAGCATCGGTATCTCGACGCTGCCCAACTCGGTCGCGCAGTAGTCAAGCATCAATTCGGTCAGCGCCCAGACCATCGCGTCCAGGCGGTTGGGCGACGGCATCCCTTTGTTCAGGGTGAAGTGAAACGAACATAATTCGTCCTCCAGCCGTTGAAACTCCCCGACGTGGTGGCAGCGCCCCTTCTCATACAGGGCTTCAATCGGCTCCGCCCGGGCAATCTTCCCCCGCGAGGCCGTCAATAGCTTTACCGGCAGGGTCGGGTCGATGGACTTGAACGTCTGCTCCACCATGTCGCCGCCAAAGTTCCGCTCTGCAATCAGCCTGTCCGCCTGGTACTTGTTGTACAGGGCCACGGCCTGGCCTGCCCACGTCGCCGGGCTACCGCTGATGCTCCCGTCCTCCAGGACGTAACCGTGCAATACGTCGCCCTTGGTGGCGGAGCCGGCGACGACGATCCCGCACTCCCCGGTAGTCGAGCCCGGCGGGTCCACGGCGACGACGATGCGCTCCAACTCGGGGTGGCCCAGAACGCGAGTCTTGGACAGCAATTCCCGGTTCCACAGCGCCCGCGGGTCGTCGTCGATGTCCTCGGCCATGATCTCCAGGCGGTAGTTGAGGGAGGACATATCACTCGTAATTTCGTCTAGCGCCGTCTTGGACAGGTGCGGGTTGTCCAGGGATGTCCAGTGAAAGACCTCCCACCTTGGCTGCTCGCCTCTCCTTTCCGCCGCTTCCTGCAATATCCGCGCCTTCTTAAAGAGCTGCGAGGCGTGAAGGGCGGTCTGCTCTGGCGTGTAAATAAAGATGCAATCGCCATCGTTATCTAGGAGCATTGGCGCGCCAACCCTGGCCCACACGTCGGGGTCCATCAACTGGTACTCGTCCAGGATGAGCAAGTCGGCATAGTCGCCGCGCAGGGTGTTGGCGTTCCAGGCGGTCTTGGCCTTGATCCTGGCCTCGCTGATGCCGTGGGCCGGGCGAATGACATGCTCGGTTTCGTTTTTGTAATATAGACCGGCATCTATAGCTGGCTTCATGGCGGTTGTTATTTCCCACCAGAACTTGCCAACTTGCTCCTGGGTCGGCGTGGCATATAGAATTCGGCGCGCTTCTAGCAACTTGATGACGGCCAGGATAGAGACGGCAACGGTTTTTCCACCCCTCCGGGCCGCCCTACACACGAGCCTTTTTGCCTTCGATTCGATGAATCGCCGCTGCTGAGGATGCGGTGTTTTCAGGCTTACTTCAATTTGCATTATTCAGCACCAGGAAGTATAATGTACTCATTCCAGGTAGAGGAGAAAGGCGATGCCAAGAAAGAATACCCATGTTGAATTGATTTGCGAACAATGCGGAAAGCCGTTTACCGTCAAGGCGTCTACTGCCAAGAAGGGCAGGCGCTTTTGCACTTGGGCGTGCATGAAGGCCAACGATGCCCCGGCGCATATCACGGTAGCCTGTGCCCACTGCGGCAGGGAATTTGAAACTTACACCAGCAGCGGGAAAAGGTATTGCTCCATGAGCTGCGCCATCACGGCCAGAAACCTGACTGACTGGAACCCCTCTTATCATCGTGACCTCAGCGGCCCCAACAATCCCATGTACGGCACGGAGGGGCTGCGCGGCGAGAAGAACCCCATGTACGGCAAGTACGGCACCGAGAACCCCGCCTATAAGCACGGCCGCAAGGTTCGCCGCGACGGTTACATAATGATTCTTGCGCCCGATGGCCATCCAGTCCGCTCAAATCCCTACCCCTACATTCTTGAACATCGTCTTGTCATGGAACAGCATCTTGGCCGCTACCTTGAGCCAGATGAAGTAGTCCACCACATTGATGGCAACCCCTCGAACAATGCCATCGAGAATCTGCGTCTGTGCAAGAACCAAGCCGAGCACATAAGCAATGGACACCCGCATCACGGAGAGTCGGTGTAATCATGCTACTTCTTCTGGAACGCCTTGAGCGCCATGTAAATCGCCCCACAGGCAAACCCCACCAGGAACGCGACAATGGCGACCACGAAGGCCAGGATGGCTCCCTCGGGCGTCATTCGACCTTCTCTCCCTCGATCACATCATCCCCGGGCGGCAAGGCAAGCCGGTCCTCGAAGACGACGCGAATGGTAAAGTCGCGCTGCTCGTTCAGCATGTACTCGTGAACCTGTGCCGGCTGGCCCAAGATGTACTCGGCCAGGAACTTGCGAGCAACCGAGTCGCCGGCAAGAGCCTGCTCCGCGGCCTTCGTAATAATCTCCTTCCACTGCTCCTTCGAGACGGCCGCAATCGTCACGTCCAGGAACTCGTGCTCGCGCTCCCTCGGGAGCCTTCCGCGCTTATTCCCCGTCTGCCCAGGAAGCCATTGGCCTCCACTTGACCTTAACTGTCCCATACCCTCTCCGCTTCGTAAAAGTGTTTCGGCAGCCCCTTCACCCGCCACGGCCCCTGCGCGTCCCACTGGCGGACCCGGCGCGGCGGATCATACCCCGCGCGCTCCAGCTCCCGGAAGATGAACAGCGCGCACTCAAGCTGGAAGTCCTGCGTCTCGTTGCAATTACAAGAATTGCAGGCAGGCGCCACGTTGCACTCGTGGTACAGCTCCTTCTCGAACCGCTTGATCCTGCGCTTGAAGACGTGGTGAACGTCCGTCACCGGCTTGCCACAGCCGGGACAGCGAACGCCCACCCACTGGCGCATGAAGTCGTCGCGGTTCACCAGGTCGCCTCCAACATGGCATTCAGAACGTTCATTCGCCTCTCCAAATCATCCCCCTCGCCGCAGGTAATCTCAACGCCACGGATTTTGATGGGCGTGCCCAGGACGCACAACTCGACGGCGTGGGCCACGGCCCGCCAGTCGCCCTCTATGGCCCCTGCTACTTCCTTGGCCTTGTCGGACAGGGTGGTGTCATCGCGCCACTTCATGGACTTCCCTCACCCGGTAGCACCCCATCCGCCGATGCAAGATCACGACGCAATCGGCGTAATGCCAGACGACGATCCAGCCGTGTTCGTCGCGGCCAATCCAGGTCGGATCTTCCGTGGCGTCTTCCGCCGAGCGCCCGGCCATCTTCAGCACTTCGTCGGCCTTCATGCCGATGTGGGGGATTGACATCTTCCCTCCCGCAACACCTGGTCCAGAACCATCTGCTGCTGCTTGAGCCGCAAGCGTTCACGCTCTCGCCGCAGCCGCCAGGACAGCCAGCGGCGGGGGGGGCGACATGGCAAAAAGTTTGTTGCGCACGCGCACGTAGTCGGCGTCCCACTCGATATTGACGGTGATCCCCAGGTGGTCAAGGATGGTTCGGGATTGGCAACCGTCCAGAAGCGAAGCGAACTGTTCGTCGCTCATGGCCTTCTCCTCATCGGCATGTAGACATTGCCGTATGGGTCCGCCCGCCTGGTGGCAAAGCGCACGATAATGTCCACGATGATGCAGGCAACGAACAGCCACCGGGCATCGGACGCCATGATTTGCTGCCACAGGTCGGGGTAGAGCACCATAATCAGGACTGCCAACGCGCCAATCATGGCTCACCCCGCAGCATGGAGTCCAAGTAATCGGCGTCCCTGGGTAGAGACTGGCGGCAGAGAAGGGCGGGCAGGGCACCGTTGGGCCGCACGGTCCAGCCGGTTTGTACGCGCAACTTGGGAGCGCGCCACGCCCTTGCCTCCCACCAGCGCCTCGTGTGGGGGCCGAGCGGATGACTGGGCAGCCATCCGATTCGCTCCCATTCGGTTTCGCCGTAGCCCCAGGGCGGTGTCCAGGCGGTCAGGTTCCAGGCTGGCCCGGCTTCGTTGGGATAAGGCAGGCGCACCCTGTCCAGCCCAAAGCGGTTCAGGTACTCGAACCACGGGCCGTCGATGAGCACCCAGCCCGGCATGGCAGTTGTGCGGATGAAGTGATTGCCGCGGCGAACGATGCTGTCTTTCATGGCTCACCCCCGATGCGCACCACTTCACACGCCGCCCCCTCCATGGCGAGTTGCGTGGCCCATTGTGGGATCTTGTCGCCGCGCTGAAAGCCCATGGCCTGTAGCCGGCGGGTGATTTCCTCGGGAAAGGCGAAGCGCGGGATGTATTCTGATACCAACGAGCCGCCCTTCAGCCCGTCGATGGCGGATTGGATCATCTCGCCCCACGCATCCTTGCGCGGCTCCAGCGCATCGAAAATAGAGCACATGAAGCCATTCTTGAAGATGCGGTCAAAGATAAAGACGCAAGACGGGCAAATGTCAAGAGTTGCACCGCCGACGCTGAACGTGCGCCATTCGGGCGTACTGGGCACAGACGGGCCAAGACAGACATCGCACGATCTCATTTCGACTGTATGGCGTGTCATGGCTCATCCCCGATGCGCACCACCAGGCCGCGAACGGAGTATTCCACGTCCAGTCCGACTTCGAGTTTCAGGAAGCGCAAGATTTCGAGAACGTTCGCCTCGCAGTCGTCGTCAAGATCATAGTCGCGCCCGTTGATTTGCACGACCCTGGCAACCTTGCCCGGAATCCATGTGCCGCACACATCGCAGTACAGCCTTTTTTCGACAATCTCCTTTACTGACATTTTCCTCCCCTTTCATCCGTGCTTTTTATTTTCCTCTTCGCACTCCGCCGCCGCTTTCTCCAGGACGGGAATCAGCCGCCGCGCTTGCCCCGCGGTCAGTCGAATCGTGTATTCGCCGTCCATGATGCGGATCAGGCAGTAGCGCCAGTCGGAGGAGCCCACCTGCACCGCAATGCCATCGTCGTCGTAAATTGTTCTTGCCCAGCCCATCACTCTCCCCTTTCATTCTTGACATGCCTAACGGTCTATGGTATCATGGTTGCTGCACAACCTTCGGGAGTTGTGCTACAACCTACTTTCAGGAGTGCTACTATGAAACGCTGGGCCATAGACTACGATGAATGCCAGAATTGCCACAGCCCAGAGCATCCCCACAAGGGCAGCGGTCTTTGCGTTCCCTGCTACTACCGCCAGTACAAGCGCCCCAAGCCGTCGAAACGCAGGGATCTCTACACCCGGGGGTATGATGACGGCCTGCAAGACGGCATCGACCGCGCTATTCATGCCGCCCATGCACTACTCAGGCCACATGGCGGCAGTTTCAGGCTCGACGGCGAAGAGATCAGCATCGAGATCCAGGGCGCTACGCTCACGGGGAAGGTGTAGCAGGCTCACAGTACACGCCCGTTGTTCCCAATGCCCAACACGACAGCCCGGGATGCGGCGGTTCGACGGGCGTCCAGTGGGCAGCGGGCAGGGAATCTCCAGTATCCAGGAGGGCGCCCACGATGCTGTAGACGCCCGCGAAGATAAGGGCCAATAGGAGCGACACGAAAACTATCACCCCTACGGTAAGTAACTTCTCCATCTGTCATTCTCCTTTCGTTTGACATAAGAATACACTTTCACCGCGTATGGAAAACCTGGGGGAGTGCCGCCCACTCCCCAGGCCCGGCCTAGAAATTTCTCCGGTTCTGCCGGCTCGACGCTGCGCGATGCGCTGGCCAGTGGCACGATCCATGGGCTCGCATCGATAGAGCAGAGTAGCATGATAGCATGATATTATTCATTGTAGTTCGCTATGATTCTACACATATATACTACATGATAGGTGTGTTTAATTATGATTAGACCCATCTATGACACGTAGCAGCAGAGTGAGCACGAGCATGGTAGTATGTAGCACACCTGTTCGGGCATGATGGGCCGCGTGTTGAGGGGCGACAGATGATACCCTACTCCCCTACTCCCCATTGTCCCTACTCCCCATCTCCCCACTACACATAATCATACTACATACATCCCCCCCCACCCTACTCACCCATGTACTGTAGTTATGTCAGCTTGTCGCCATGCTCGATACCTTAGACTGTTATGCTTGTGTGCTTGCGCTGGCCAGACTGGCAATGGCTGCAACAGCCCCAGGTTATCGAGGTATCGACGGTGCCAGCTCCCCTGATCTATCGGCTCCCCGGTTCCCGTATCGACGGTGGCTCGACTCCGCTACTACTACTACTCACGCACCTGAATAATGCCCATCCTGGCCGGTTCCTAGAACGCAATAGTAGTAGTAGCACCTGCGTCTGTAGGCTGAGTATCTATCTATGATGGGGTAGGTCACTCATCCCTAGTCATGTATTGTTATGATGATTATCATAGCGTGTCAGGTTACTGTCAGATTGCTGTCAGCTAGATGTCAGGATGTCTGTTGGGCTATGTGATACAATCCAGCCATAGAACAAAGGAACCCTAACAACAGAACCGCCAAGAGTAGCAAGGCCAAAGGTAAGCCACGGCAACAGTCCAGGCCATAGAGCAAGTGCAAGCGAGAAAGCGGTTCAATACAGCCCGAAAAGCGAATCCGCAAAGCGCCGCATTGGCCGCCGAACGTTTGCCAGTTTGGTTTGAGCGCCAGGTTAATGGGATTCAAGCGAATTAAGGCGACTGGGTTAACCAGGACAACTTCATTCAAAAAAGCCCATGGCATGGGTACAATAGAATACTGTAACCGCCGAGGATTAAGCCTGCTGCCCGGTGCAAGCCCGGCACGGCGGTTTTTTTTCTGAAAAAAACTGAAACGAAAGGATACCGACAATGGAATTCAGCAACTATATCGGACTGAGCAGCAAAAAGAAGTGGTTTGACGTTGTGGTTTTCTACGCCGAGCCGCACGAGACGCCCAAGACAAGCACTGAGGGTAAGACAATCGCCCGATTCACGAGTCTTACCGATGCGTGCGAGTATGCTTACAAGATCCAAGAGGATGCAAACCGCTGGGCACAGTGGGCACGGGGCACGGGCGAGCAGCCGAGCCGGTTGGACAATCACCACGCTGAGTATCACGATTATGCGCGCGTTGCGGTGCGCTAGAACTACAGCAGCTCACACTTGCTTGTGCGCTGCTGCCCGCTGCCCGGGTTGGGCGTCGATTAATGGTTCGACTCCATTATCGGCGGGCAGGAGTACACAAGCAAAAATTCTGAAAAAAAGGAGCGAACGATGGGATACAGCGGTTATGCTGAATTGCGCGCATTGTCCCCCGAAACCTACCTGGCATGGGAGCAGTTTGACACCCCGTTTGACGGGTACACCCCGAACGTTGTCCGTGATCTGGCCAGCGAGCAGTACACAAAGGGCTTGCGCTACGGGCAAGATGCAACGATGATTCACATCGCAGTCAACGGCACCTGGAGCACCGAAACCAAGACCGGCGGTTGCTTGTCCTCTTGCGAGGGCATTGGATACCACGCTTGCACGAAAGACCTTCTGCGCGGTTTTCTGGATAGCGGCACCCCGATCACGGTGCATCGCTGGAACGGAAGCGAGGTAACGCACTCACTCATTAAGTAGCACCCCACAAACTCTTGCTAACGAAAGGATTAATACCATGAAGCACCGTTAAAGCCAATTCTCACGAAAACAGAATAGCCCGCCTGGCCCGCGGGCATAATGCGGCAAGCCGGTCCCAAGCCCGGCGGAAGACGCAGAGGGTACAATCAGCCGAAAGAGGAGAGTACAATGTCAGAACTGGCCTTTGTAGTGTATGACCGCAAGTCGCCCCGCCACAACTGGCAGTGCATGGTACGCACCGCTGCACAGCAACACGCCGAGCAGTGCGCGCGCATCTGGCACCAACGCGCGACGCAAACGGCCGGATGGGAGCAGTACGAGCAGCGTACAGCGACTTTCCCCAACTCGCGCGATGCGTGCGATGCGCCCGATACGCTGCCCCGCAATCACAGGTGGGGAGGAGCCTAACCGATGACAAAAGCCAACTACGCGCGCAAGCTGAAAGGATTGTTGCAGGAGCACTACCGCGCCAAGGGGATTGACACGCATTGCACGGATAGCGCGACGCTAACCCTCTTCTCTGGCGTGCCGTTGACCGCCAAGAGCAAGACGTTTAACGGCCATACAGAGTATATGACCACGTTCGGGCCGAAAGAGGCCGAACGGATGCTGGGAAGGAGTTAACATGGATCTCTTGCTCGACCTGCCCGCCTTTGTCTCCTCGCTCGCGTCTATCTCGACTGGCGCGCCAGTGATTGCGCTGGCGCTGCTGGGGATTCTCGTTTTGTGGCTGGCGCTGCTTCTGGCGGCGCCCAAGTATTAGGAAAGGAAAGAACGATGAAAAATTGGAATTTCCGCATCCGCGGCAGGTATGTAACCGTGCGATTTACTGTGTTCAGGGAACGGTACTCTCTCACCAAGAGCGGCCGCTGGCCACTGGGCGGGAAGCTGTACCACTATCGGCACTATAACGAAACCCACGCCGGCGCGTTCTTCCACGTTGGCCCGTTCGCTGACGTGCGACTCGCCGTTGTGGCGTACTAGGAAAGGAGCCTTGACCATGTATCGCAACCGCCGCTATGGGAACGCTGATCCGTATTGGCTGGCCGCCCGGTTTGCCAGCACTTGCACTTGTGGCAAGCAAATCCGCAAGGGCGACCGTATCTTCTACTATCCCAAGACCAAAGCCGCCGTTTGCGAGACGTGCGGCCGACAGGGAGCAAACGACTTGCGCGCCGAGCAGTCCATGGACCGTTTCGGCACCGATTGCGGATACGACTACTAAGCACTCGAAACTAGGCGCACCGTCGCCTAGTCGCCGGCAAATCGGGCCGGCCTGAATGAGAGACGAAACGCCCAGCCCGGGGCTTTGTACCGGGCAGAAAGGATTGTACGATGAGCGCCTATGTAGTCGAAGACAAGACCATCAATCGGATCGTGGATTTTTTCTACACAAAGCTGCTGGGCGACCGTTTCTACTGGCCCGCACGCGGTATCACAGAAGCGGGCTATGACCTGGACAAGCGCGAGGACCGCGAACGGCTGGCATCCGCCATGTTTGCCCTGAATGTCGAGGCGGTTAACGCCCGTTACCCCGACTCTGCCGAACAGTTCCGACCGCTGAACTTCACCTACTGCCCCACGCCGGCCCCGCTGCCCGTGTCGGCCTACAAGTCCCTGCGCTGCTGGCTGTATCAGTGCAGCGAAGGGAACGTGCCGAAGACCGACCTTTACAAGCTGATGGACGAGGCTTCCAAACTGCTCGCCATGCAGATCGTTGACGACTCCCCGGCCTACCAAGCGGCCGGCTGGGACTAAGCGCAACGGTGCGCACGCACCTCACGCAGCCCTCGCGGGCTGCCCCTTGGCCACTGAGAACGCGGGCAAGGGGGAACCCGTGAGACTGAAAGGAGAAACGAACGATGGGCAAGATGATCAGCTATCCGAACGGCCAGCGAACCGTGACCGAGTGCTCGCACCCCCAAGATGCGGGCTTTTCTGTCGGTACTCCGGTCACGACCCGCCACGGTTGCGGGCAATTCGCGGCGGCCCTCACCAAGCCGTACCGCAACGAGGCCGGCGTTGAGCAGCGCCTGAGCACGTACCGCTGCTATCGCTGCGACGTGACGTACATCTCGGACCCGACGTAACCCCCCCCTGCCGGTTCAACTCCGGCACCGGACGGCCACCAAGCAGGCGAAAGGCCCGGCAGCTCTTGGGCGCATCGCGGGCGCGGCGGTGGAGCAGATTGAGTCTCCATAACAGGACGGGCACGGGCGGGCTGAGCTTTTTCAGAAAAAAAAACAGAAAGGACAAGGACGATGGAACAAACCGAACTCATTGGCGCGGCAGAAGTCGCACTCTTTGCCATGCACGCGGCCATGACGACCATCTTGCGGCACGTCAGCGAAAAAGACGGCGCTGTGGTCATCGAGGACTTGACGGGAGCCATCGCGGAAACGCGGGATGCACTCGCCAAGGCGAAATCGGCCCCGACCGTTGAGGCTTACCAGAACTGCAACTATGAGCCCCGGGCAGCGTTCTACAGCACCGTGACCAACAGCCAGCACTTGCTACGGGTGCTCGACGAACGGGTAAATGACCGGGCGCTACACCTGGCGCTGCATGGCCCTATCGACTGGGGCAAGGTGGGCGACTTCCAGCGCATCGAAAGCGCACTGACCGAGCTGGTCATGGCGACGGCCTGATCCAGCCCTGCTATCACGGCGGCCCGTTAGGTTGCGAAAGTTTAACTTGACGGGCCGCCAACTGTATGATATAATCTAGACATTGGGCGGGATGCCCAAGAGCGAAAGGAGCAAGAACGATGACCATCACGGTCCTCACATTCCAATGCCCCAAGTGCGGGGCACCCAACATGGTGCGGGACACGGCAGAAGCGCGGCGCTCCCTGGGGCGCTGGCACGTGTACTGCTGGTGCGGGGCCGAAGTGCGGCCCGAAGCGGCAACGGACGAAAGCGGACAGGCTGTCACGAAAGGAGATCAGAAAATGGAAATCACGGTCAAGATCAACAAGCAGGACATCATCGACTGGTTCGGAGACTACAAGGACCGCGCCCGCGAGATCCACGAGGAAATCGCCGGCAACGGCACCAGCTCGCGCTACATGGGCCACGGCCTGGACCCCGAAACGGGCGAGTACGACGTTGACGAATGCATCGAGCACGACAACGCTGACCTGACGGCCCGCTACGCCCAGGCCCTCGCGGACGGCATGGTCAAGGCCAACCCCGGCGCAACCGTCGAAGTGGAGATGGGCGACGTGCACGACCACAAGATCGACGTGGACGGCGTGAACGGCGAGGAGTACGAGCGCCTGCTGTCCAGCCTGGAGGATGACTACCAGGCTGTGTGCGCCGAACTGGCCGATTGGGACTGGCTGCCCGCCTAAAACTGAATACTCCCCACCTTGGTGGGGGTGCCCTGACGAATTCCGAATGAGGAATCGGCGCAAGCCGAAATTCAGGGAAGGTTAGAGAAATGAACGACATGTTGAGCAAGATGGACCGCAAGATGATTAAGAAGGAGTCCGGGCTGAAATACGCCAAGGTGATCCGCATCCGCCGGGACAGCCACGGCTATCCCGACCGGCTGATTGAGGCCAAGGAGGACTCCGGCGTCGAATTCCGCGGCTGGTTCAACGAGGGCGAAAGCGCCGCCGACATCCGCTGGAACACCGAGAACGTGGACGGCTGGCCCGAAGAACTGACCCCCTAGTGTGACGATCCGCTGAGGATACTGGCCTACCCAGGCCAAGTACACACAGGAAAGGGGACCGAACGATGTTTAGCAAGCAACTGTACGTGTGCGGCAAGTGTGGCAGGACGGCCGACGAACAGCACCTGCACGGCTGGCTGATTGCCAAGTCAAAGAGCGGCGAGGACCAGTTCAACGGCATCATGGTCATCCGCTGCCCCGACCATATCACGGGATACGCGATCCGCAAGGCCGAAGGCGGGCGCGAGGCAATCCGCGCGTAACAACCGAATAGGGGGCTTTCCGCCCCCACCCCTGGCCGTTGACCGAGATCACCGGTGGCTATATCGGCCAAAGCCGGCGGCCAGCGGCCAGGGCTGGGAACGGAAACGAGCCGGCGAGAGTCGGCACACGGCCCGGTAGGACGGGCAGAAGGAGAAGGAAGATGTACAGACGGATTGAGAATGCTATCCTGGTGGCCAAGGACGAGCGGGCAGATGGATTCGATGCCCGCGTGGAGTTAAGCGACAAGAAGATCGTGATCGAAACCCGAATTTCCCGTGACCCCAGCCGCGCCCGCAATGGCGGAGAATACAACTTCTGGCAGGAGCTTTGGCCCGATGCGTCTGGGGGGGCCTTGATGCAGGAATTCTGCTCTTGCGACTTCTGGCAGCCCGAGGGCGAACCGGAAGTGCTGGGCCTTACGTTCAAGGAGGCCGAGGAGCTGGTCCGCACCCTGGCGGCAGAGCGGGGCGTCCCCATCAACTGACCTAGCACCCACGCCCGCCGGGACCGCACCGGCGGGCAAGGAGAAGCCATGACCATCGTACAGCGCGCCCTTGACTGTGGCGTGACGGACATCGGACAGATAACGCCGCAAGAACGGCGGCAGCTCGAAGGCGCCGCCAAACGGGGCGTGCTGTTCAAGACGTGGAGCTATGCGTTCCCGCGGCCGAAGCGGCTGTTTGTCGCCATGCCACCGGGAATGCGGAAGGAGACTGCCGCATGACCATCACTGACGCAATCAATGCGTTTGTTGCGGACCTGCCCCGCCAACGCGGGCGCAATGGCCGCAAGAGTCCCAAGACTGCGCGCACGTATGCGTCGGCACTGGCGGGCTTTGCGGCGCAACTTGCGCAAGACCCCGCAACGACTGACGCAACTGCGCTCACTTGCGCGCACGTTATTGACTTTGCGCGCAACATTGCGGACAGGCACGCAAGCGCCACGGTCAATGTCTACCTGACCGCCACTGTCAAGTTCTACCGCTGGCTCTTGCGCGCAAAAGCTGCGGGCTTTGCGCCAACCGACCTGACAGAGTTGGAGGCAGGGCTGCAAGAGGACTGGCGCTCCGCAAGCCAATCGCAAAAGTTGCGCCTACCTGACGAAGCGGACGTGCAAGCTGCGCTCACTTGCGCGCAAGCTGCGCAAGGTGACGCGCAAGAGTCGCAACGCTTGCGCCTGGTTGCGCTGAGGAATGCGGCGCTGCTGCAAACCCTGCGCGCAACTTGCGCAAGAATCGGCGAAGTTGCGGCGCTCAAGCGCAATGACCTGGACATTGGCGCAAGGTGCGCGCAGGTGACCGGCAAGGGCCGCAAGGTTGGCACAATCTTTTTCGACGACCGCGCAATCGCCGCCATTGTCGCCTATCTGTCCGCCAGGGATGCGGCATTGCTGCGCGCGGACGGCGACGAGCCGCTTTTTGCGCGGCACGACAAGCCAACGGGCAACCGCTTGCTGCCGGTGTCCGCGAACGGCCTGCGCCTGGGGCTGTACCGTGTCTGCGATGCGGCCGGCGTTGACCGCTTTAACCCGCACTCGATGCGCCACCGCGGCGCGACGCTGATCCAGAAGGAAACGCACGACCTGGCCACGACGCAGCGCATCTTGCGCCACGAGTCGGCGGCGACAACCGCCGCGTTCTATGTCCACTTGGACGACGACGATCTGCGCCAAGCCCTGGCCGGCGTGGAGCTGTAGCCGGGTAAGACCGGCGGAAAGGAGAACTATGTGGGCCTATAAGAACCAGTTGGTTGCACAAATCTGCAAGCTGGAAGAGACACAGAACGATATTGACGCGGGCAGAACGTCGCGCGCGCACGCCCCCATTCTTGTAGCCCCACTCGGTAGGAATAGGTATTTTATCCTTGATGGACACCACCGAGCCCTTGAAGCGCAAGGGGCAATCGAGATCGAGGAAAGTCCGCATTACGACAGGCACTCCCCAACGGTTAGGGGGATGCTTGCGAGCAGTATCGGCGTAAGGGCATTTATCAATCAGCGGGCACCCGACAAAACGAAAGGAAGATAACATAATGGCAAAGTTCAAACTCGGCAAACTCTTGGGCATAGGCAGCATCATGCCCAGGACCGGCTTCAAGTCAAGCACGTTCACCGGCTTCAAGGCCGGCGACTTCTCAACCGGCTGCGCAAGTTATCGGCTGCGTCGGCGCAGTGGTCGCCGTCGCCGTCGTTCCTGGTAGGGGGTGCATATGCTCGTAAGGGACTTGCAGAATCAGCAGCGCGAGCTGGCGCTGCTCATCAAGTATGCGGCGGGCGCCAATGGCATCCACTACATTGCGTTGACCGCCGACGAACAAATTGAGATGGCGGATCTCGCCGACGGGGCCGCCAAGCTGCTGCTGGACAAGCGCGAGATCGTGCGCCTGACAGAACTGGTGCAGCAGTGCGTGCATCTCCCGTCGTACAACCGGCGGCAGGCGGCGGCATGGCTCGGCTTGTCAGTCAGTGGGCTGCGCTACGCCTACGATGGCGGGCTAATCGCGGCCACCAAGCCGGGGCACGACCTGATCTTCGCCCACGCCGAGCTTGTCCGCTACAACCGCGAGCGCCATCTGCTGGCCTGGATGCGGGAACGGGACCAACCACGGCAGCAAGAGCGGCTGGCAAGGCTGTTTCAGGACGCGGGCAAGCAGGTGCCAGAAGCGTCATTGGACCGGCGCGCGCTCGTGCGTCTGACAATCCACGCGCAGATTCACGTTCGCCTGCCGCAGTACACGGCAGAACAGGCCGCGGCTTGGCTGGGTCTTTCCCCCACGGCTGTTAAGGCCGTGTTCGGACCAGGCCGCGACCTGGTGATTCCGCATGTGGAACTTGAGCGATACCGCGATCAACAGCGGTACGCTCAGTTATGACGATCCGATCTCCGTTGAGGATCTTGTTAAGGTGTAGGCCCGGTGTCCGGCATCCCGCCGGCGCCGGGCCTTTTTTTGTTTCCCGCCGGATACCCTACCCCGGTAGGCTAATGGGCTTGCTCGGCGCGGATAGACGATTGCAGCGCCGATTTAACCGCCGACAGAACGGCAAGGTTGGCCTTCAACTCGGCGTGCCGTCCACTGACGGCGGCAAGCTCAACCTTCATGCCCAAAAGCTCGCGCGCAACCGCGCCCAGCATCTTGATTTTCCCGTCCAAGTCCAGGTCAACTATCTCGTTGGCCTGATCCCAATCGAATTTGTCCACGTTTTCCCCTTTCATTACGTCAACTTCCAATTGCACTCCCGTCCATAATGCAGGACGGCGTGCTCTCTCCCGCCATGCCCCCGCTGCCACTGGCGCATGGCCTTGTGGTAGCGGCGCTTCCAATAACGCCCTTCGCCCGGACAACTCCAACGCGGGATATAGGCACCATCCTGTCCACCAACGAGAATGGCGCAAATCCCGGCCGGCAGCCTGTCCTTATGCGTGCGGCTCATCACCCACCCCTGGGGCCGGGACAGAGAGGGCTGCCCCGGCCCATGAGGAGGAGAGTAGAATAACCGCCGCCCCCAGCGCAGCGGGTATCCCCGTTAGAGTGCGCCGTCATCGCAGGCGCTCCGCAAAGAACGCGAGCAAGACCGGCGCGATGTCCGGCCACAACTCGGCGTGCTCGTAGCCGTCCATGATGAGCAGCGTCGAATCCACACCCGCCGCCAGCAAGGCAGCGTGGTAGGCTTCGTGATCTGCAAGGCCGTTCGGCGTGGCGTCCAGCGTGCCGATGGCAACCAGGCTTGTCGCGTCACCAGGCGAGACGTGATGGAACGCAGACGACAGGCGCATCCGCTCCAGGCAGGCCGGGTCGTTGAAGTAGCAGTAAAAAAGCTCATTCTCGAAACAGCGAGAGTCGCCAATGGGCAGGGCAGCGCACGCCTTGATAGGCCGGGCGTAGTAGGCCAGCAGGTCATAGACGCCCGCCAGGCCAACAGAAACTTGCACATCCGACGGGTAACCCAGGTATGGCCCCACGTCGCCCTCTGCTTCGCCACCCGAGGTGCCCAGCGTCGCCGACAGGAACGCGCCCGCCGATCCACCGATGGCCCCGATGCGCTCCCCGTCCAGGCCGTACCTTTCGGCGTTGGCCCGTATCCAGCGGATGACGGCCTTGGCGTCGTAGAGTTGCGCCGGCAGATAGAACTCTGCCGCGCCGTCCGTGTGCTGCCGGTAGTTGGCCGCGACACAGGCGAAACCGGCGTCGGCCAGCAGTTGGCATTGTTCGTGTACCATGCTCTTGTCGGCCGGGATCTCAAAGCCGCCGCCGTGGAACCAGGCCACGACGGGGTAGGGGCCAGGGCCGCCGGGCAGGTAGAGGTCAAGCCGGTGCGCCGGGTCCGGGCCGTAGGCCAGATCGTAGAACACGGCAGGCGCTGGCGTAGGCGGCTCGGGCGTGTCGGTAGGTGAGACAATCGGCCCCGCGCCCGTCGCCTCCAGGATGGCGGCCATGGTCAATAGCGTGCCCGCGTTGTCGCGCACCGGGTCGATGCCCATGTAGGCCATGTCGATAAAGGCGCGGCTCACGTCCAGGAAGGAGAGGAATTTGGCCTCGCTCCCCGCCGGGCAGGACAGGTGCAGGATGATCTTGACGCCCGGGTTGCCGGCGTGGATGGCCCCGGCATAATCGGCGACGGCCTGCCCGAACTCGGCAGTCGGGCCGAACATCAGCTCGGGCGTGAACATCCTCAAGATCCAGAACGAACCGGCGGGCAGGCGCGACGCCAGATCCGCTATTCGCTCCGCCTGGAGGTCGTAGGCTTTGCCGTAGGCCCACGTCGCCGGGTCACTCACGAGCGACAGGCCCGGCCCATAGACGGGGATGTAACCGTACTCTGCCGCTACAGCCGCCAGCCGGTCAACGTAGGCTTCCAGGTCGGTAGTCTCGGGCAACGGCACGCTGCCCGACGTTTCCACCGCTTCGGGCACGTAGACCAGGGCGTTTGCGCCGCGCCCCGCCTGCCCCGCCGCCGTCTTTGCCAGGCCATCGAATTTGCTTTCGGCGGGTCCGGCGTAGCCCGCGGCGGCTACGAGATCGGGCCAGGTGTAACCGGCCTGTAACATCTGGAAGGGGATGGGCACGGCGATCAGTGCGTTGCCTTGCGGATGCGCGGCCATCGTCTCCAGGGCAAAGCCCCAGCCATGCGCGCCCACGTCCAGGTCGGCAATGGGCTCGGGCGTGTCGGTGGGGGTCGGTGTGTCAGTAGGGATGGGCGTGTCGGTGGGGATGGGCGTCACGCTGCCCACAAGATACGCTTGTCCCTCTAGCCGCCACAGCTCCCCGCGCAATTCAAGTTGCGCAGTGAACGGCTCGGCGGCGGGCGCCTCGGTGGCCCAACCCTTCTGAGCGAGGGCAAAGACCACGGCCTCGCCCAGTACGAACAGCCCAATCAGGATTATGACGGCCAGCTTTTCTGCTCGGCTCACAACAGCGCCGCCAGTGTGTTGCGCATGACTTCCAGGTTGTCGATTTCGGCTTCCAGTCGGGTAACGGCCGTGTCGATGGCCTCGATGACAGCGTTGACCACGCCCCGTGCTTCGTCGGGCAACTCAGGGTCAACCGGCGGGATGGGCGGTTCTGGCCCCGGCGGTTCGGGCACGTCTTCGTTCACCTTGCGGCGAAAGACCAGATCGAACCACCTGCCCGGACTCTTGCGGCCGGTCCATACCCAGCCGGCGCTATTGTAAACGTCGGATGCCGGACCCTCAACGGCAACGCACCAATGGCCCTGTTCCGATGGGACGTTGTAGCGGTATGTCTCATCGCCAATGTCGAAAGTGACCGCGCCGTCTTCGTCTGTCACGCCGCGCTGCACGTTGCCCGCCCGGTCACGCGGACCAAGGGCGATGGTCACGCCCGGCAGGGGGGCGCCATCTTCGTCGTCAACGAAAACGGCCAGCGCCTTGCTATCGCCGGATCGGGCCATCAGCTCTACCAGCCCGAACCTTGGCAACTCAGCGGGTCGGTGTACGTCCTGGATGCCGTAATGCTCCCGTACCAAGGCCCCGGCCATTTCCGCCCCGTTTTCGTCAAAGTATTCTGGCAAGTCTCCCTCCTCCTCTGGCGGTACATCCCCGCCCTCAACCCGTTCGTATTCCACGTCAAAATGCGCGTGGTCCGTTAGCGCGACCATGCCCAGTCCCAGGATCACGTCGCTTCTGGTATCGTCGCCGTACACCCAGACGGCGTGCGGGCCGATCTGCCCCTGGCCCGGCCAGAAGTAGGAATCGCGGCCCATGCCAAAGCCCACGTCGCCGCGCTCTGTCACACCCCACACGCAGCGCCCCGGAACCATGCCGGGCAGCAAGCCGCCGGCGGGTCCGGCATACGGGTCAACGGGCGCGTCGGGCCAGTAGAAGGCGACCCGCTGGCCGTTTATGGCCGCGCCGTGTTCGTCGGCCACGCGCACGACAAGGGCAGCGGCGGCCATCGTCACGGCACCGGCGCGCATAGTTGACGCGGCGCTGTGGATCTGTGCCAGCGCGGGCACGTTCAGTCGCTGCGCTTCCCACGCCTGGCCCTCCAGGGTGTAGCGCCTGGAGGCCAGCACCGCCGGGTCAAAGTCGTTCTCTGCCTTTTCGCGCAAGCGCCTGATCCGGTAGACGGGACCACTGCCCGCCGCCGCTTCGAGAATCTGGAAATTGCCGTAGCGCCCGCGCAGATAGTCCAGGTCGCGCACGTTGCCGCGCCAGTCATAGACGATTATTGATTCTGGCAAGTCGCCTCCTTACTTTTCATTCCCCACCCCCAACCCGCATACCGCCCGGCTACAGTCGCCGCGGCGAGCCGCCTATCACAGTTACAGAATTACACGTTGCCGGGAACCGACAATGACGCCATTGTCGCGCCATTGGCCGGTCGTGGTGTTGTACGGTCCACTAGGACGATTCCCGGGTCCGTTGTCGAGCCAAATGCCGGCCATGTCCACGGTGAGCACCTTTCGCGGCTCCGTGGTAGTAATGCCGAACACGGTTAACTCCAGGGTCACTTCCTGGCCTTCCGTTAGTACCATCTCCCCAGCCTCACTTCTTCCAAAAGACAAGCCGCCGATGGCCACCGTCTATGACCATCTGGCTTCCAAGCACGCCGGACTGCTCCAGTCGCTTCAATCGTTTCAGCGCCACGTCCGGCGACACGCCAAGCTCCGCCGCCATATCCGCTACAGTAAAGTTCGGTTGCGGCAAACTGTCGCGGTCAGCGTCGCCAATCAGCGCGGCGATCTCGGCCAGGATGGCGGCCCGGTCGGCGTCGGTCATAGCGTTTCCTCGATTCGCAGGTCAAGCCGCCGCGTGAACGGCTCGATGCGTGCCAGTCGCCCGGCCTCGATAACGTAGGCGACCATGCCCACGGTGAGAACCGGCGCGCTCCTTGTCGCCTTGCGGCCGTGGTCATTCAGGCCGCAAAAGGACGGGATGACCGTCAAGTCGTACAGGCCCCGCGCGTCGTTCCAATATTCCTCGTAGCGGGCCGGCACGTACTCGTGAAAGTGGCCGCGCACGTAAACGCGGGCGGGCTCCTTGCCGATGCGCCTATCCTCGTAGACCGCGCTCTTGAGATAGTAAAGAGCAACATTCCCGCGCAGCCAATCGCGGCTGCCGGGGTGCGGCCCGTGGTGGGCCAGGTCAAACACTACGCCGTCAACGTTAGCCCGGCCGTGATGCAGTGCGGCGACTTCCTTGCCCGTGTGCAGCACCAACCGGGCGGCCACGCGGGCCTCAGCACAGTTCGGGACGTGGACCGCCGTGCCCGTCACCAGCCGCGCCCGCTTCACTTGCGGCAGGGCCAGGACGGGCAGCATGTTGTGCTCGGCTATCACCCGCTGATCCTCAAGCGTCGTGTCCGGCACGTTCCCGCCAAACCTGTCACCATTCGTAATGTCGCCGTCGTGAACGGCTACGATCTCATCGTCGCCGGCCAGATCCGCCGCATCGCTCAGGATGGCCTGGTAGCACTCCCACAGCCAGCGTTGCGTTGCGCCGAGCGCGGGCGTCCAGCGTTCCACGCGGCCCAGGTCGTCAGCCCGTTCCAGCACCGTCGCCGGGTTCAGGAGCCCGATCCGGCTGCCGCCGTGCGTGTCCGACAGGGCCAGGACCACGCGGCGGGTATTCCGTTTGAAAAGTGCCATTGCTAGGCTTTTGACCGCCGGTTATCGATGCGGTTGACTTGCGTCGCCAGGCGGTCGCGCTCTTCTTCCAGGGACCGGATGCGGCGCCCGTCACTCATCGCAGCACAATGCCGACAACCAGGCTAACAAGGCCCAGCAGCAGGCCGGCCATGCCCATGAGTTGCGCCATCGTGACGCTCTGCTGGCTCGCCTTGCCATCCAGCCTGTCCCGGAACTGCTTCAGGTCATCCACGGCGGCGGCGATCTTTTCCAGTTGCACGGCCATCTCGGTCCGTGTCACCATTCTGGCGCCCAGGTCGCCCATGGCTGAGCGGAACTCGTTCATGCTGGCCAGGCGTTCGTCCAGGCGCCGCTCGGAGGTGCCAATCGCCTTTTCCAGCCCCACGAAACGAGCATCATAAAAGCAGCGCAGGGCACTGATTTGCCCCTCCAGGTGCTCCTTGAGTGCCACGCCGTCGGTCCGATTGAATGTCCTGCTCTGTGGTTCGTCGGGCATCGTTGACGCTCCTGTGGTGGCCCGGTGCTACTTGGCTGCCTTAAAGTCGTTGGCACTGACCATCCCGCGCTTCTCCGGCGAAAAGGCCGCGTTCCGTTCGCCCACGTCGGCCTCAATCGCGCCGTCCAAAGCGTCCACCACGCCTTCCCACCACATCGCGCCCAGCTTGTCAAGGTTGAGCACCAGGCCAAATTGCTGCCTCAGGAGGTTCTCGGCATATTCGAGCGCAAACTGCTTCTTGTCTTCGGCAGTGTCCTTGATGTGCCCGGCCAGGCCCGACTGTTCCGCGGCGGCCACGGCAATCTTGGCGACTTGTTCCAACGTGTAGACCAGCTCGGCAGGCAGCGACGCCTTGGCCTGCATTGCCTTGGCCAGCAGCCACTTGACGCCCGCCAGGGCCAGCGGCACCAGCACCAGGGCCACGACGGACTCCAGGATGAGCTGCAAGAAAATGCTCAGGCTTTCGGCCGGCGGCGGAGTCGCGCCCGTTTCCTGTGCGAGTGCCACGCCCGGCAGAAGCAGCACCAGCAACGAGATAAAGAGAACCAGCTTTTTCATGTTTCCTCCCCTCGAATTTGATACGTTTCATCCAGGTAGCGCCGCACGCCCTCCTGAACGTAGACACGCACGCCCCAGCGGGGCATGTCAATCACGCCGAATTTGACGGCCAGCTCGTAGGACAGATCCACGGCAAATGAGATGGCGTCAAGGTGGTCCTGGTCCTGGGCCGCGCCGCAATCGGTCACGAGGTACGGCCCGGTAAGTTGGCCGTCGGGCCACTCAATCCAGGCCCAGCGGCCGATGTATTCCTTCTTCTGCAAGGCGACGAAGCCCGCCGCTTGCTGAATCTGCTCGGGGGTTATCTGCTGCCACTTGAGACGGTTCTGCACAACGCCGTCCATGACGCCAGGGCCATAGCGCGTGGCTTTGCCCTCATCGACAAGGGCCAGGTCAAGGACGTAGGTGGTGGTGATAAGGCAGCGGGTCACGCGGGCACCCTCTCGCGCTCAAACATTCGGACGGTTGCCCGCCGTGAGTCTGCGAGCCAGTCCAGTTCTTGCCGCGCCTCGCAGGAAGGGCAGAGGGTTGAATCATCGCCAATTTCTTGCGCCTTGGTGCAAGTGCATGGCCCCTCGGCGCGTTCGTCAAGCAGGTCAAGTGCCTCGTAAGTCGCCTTGAAAATGTCATCTTTGCAGGGATATTTTTCGCCCTTGACGCCCGTGATCACCCAATCGCCAGGCGAGACACGCATCACGCCCTCCAGCGTCTCGATCTCGGCATACTCGATATAGAAGCCGTGGGCCGGGTCATCTGGCGAGCACGGGTCAACCCCTCGCACGCCCTCGATCTGAACGCCGGGGAGCCACTGGACGGCCTCGATCACGACTGGCTTTTTCTTGAACTTTGCCACGGTCAAATCCTCAACTCGCCCGGCTCGTACCGGGCGAAATCTGCCGCGTTCGGGAATGTCTGCAACGGCTCACCTGTTTCACTCGGCACCACCGTGCAGCGACATTGGCCCAGGGAATTGAGCATATCAAGATACCGCGCGTCCGGCTTACTTGCCTGCACCTTGGCGCTGCCCCAGGTTGCCGTGTCTGTCCTGTCGTCACCCGGCAGCCAGGTAAAAACGAATGTCACCGGCTCGGCAGCAGGCACGGCCGCTACGATGGCCTCCAGGTCGGCCACGCGGCGCTCAAGATACTCGATTCGGCGTACCAGATAGCGTAGCAGTTTGCGCTTAGTCATTGTCCCTACACTGTCCTCATATTGTCCCTATAGCGCCCACCCCTGCCGGGCTAGGGTGCCTCGCGGCCGCGGCCTCGGCACCACACGGCATGGAGCCGACGTTCACCCGGCGGGGATGGGCAGAGACGACGGTTGCCCGCGTCGGCCCGGCGGGATCAGCGCCGGGGGTGAGACAACAAAAAAGGGGCTGACCAATTAAGGTCAGCCCCGTGTGTCTTTCAACATCTGCCGGGCTGGCAGATACGGTTATTCGATTTGTAAAGCGTGCGCCCCGGCCCCCGGTTAGTCTGTGGGAGCCGGTGGCGCCGCCGGATGCATCCTACTTGCGGAGATTGAGCCCCGTTTCAGATACACGCGCCCCCGGTGGGATTTGAACCCACGATCTCCGCGTTGACAGCGCGGTGAGGACTCCGCTCCTCTACGAGAGCGAGCAAGAACCGCAGAACGGCCCCCGATACTGTGCCCGCGCTTGGCGGGTCAGCTATGCTAAACGGATGGCGCGGGCCGGGCGGTACGCCGACTTGCCCTGTTTTGGCATTGCGCCTGTCTCTCCTGGCCCTGCAATGCCCGGACCCCGCCGCGAGTTCCTGGTCGGTGCGTGTCTCCGACTTTCCACGCCGCCGCGCCTATCCGTTCTCGCCTAACTTGTCAAGGTCCAACGATGGGCACGGACACAGCCGCCGCACCCTGCCCCGCTCGATGATGATCTCGACTCTGCCCCACCCGCTGCGCTGGCAGACTTCTGCAATGCACTGCTCTAACGCTGCGAGTTGGGCCGGTGTCAGACCCGGCGGGCTCACCCCAAATTATGGGTTGTGATAACCACCACAAGATATAGTGTGCTCACGCACACCATCATACCATATATCGCCCTAAAATGCAAGAGTGTAAAGGGCCAGTTTCAGACCAAATAAGTACAGTCCGGTTCGTGCCCGCTATGCGCTCTTATCGGAAGGAACGCGGCGAGCACGAACTAGGGGCGATTCTCCCGGTGGAACTCGATAGCGGCGCGGACCCCCTCGCTCTTGTTGCCATGGCCCAGCCGCCTCAGGTAGGCCACGAGCGAGACGGGCAGGGTAACGGTGATGCGCTTGGTCGGCTCGGCAGGGGTGAGCACGGGGCGGCCGCGGCCTCGGGGGGTGTTAGTCATAGGGGCTATCCTTGCTTGCGCCTACCCGTTCGACGCCCGAATGTCATCGGCGCAAAGTCGTGCCTCATCGGCCCTGGCGCCATTGAAAACGACTGGCCCCCGCCACCCTGCGGCATGCATTTCGCAGACCTTGGCGCACCGCTCGCGCTCGTCCGCCCGCGCTTGCTTCAACTCTGCCTCCAGCCGCTCGATTTCGTCCGCCAGTACCTCCGCGCTATGCATGGCATCATACGCCAGGACGCGCCACACGTTTGCCTCGGTCAGTACATCGATCACGTCCTCTCCAACGTAGAGGAAAACGTCGCCATCCTCGCCGGTCAAATACAGATGCGTGACATAGTCGCCCTGCTGGTGGTTAATGGTCACGCACAAATCATCCTCGCCGGTGCCCGTCCAGTCCTCGAATGCCAGTTCGAAGCCCGAGCACTGTTCAAAAATGCGCTCGATTTCTTTTTGCGCCCTTTCCTTGTCCATTTCCGTTAGCCCCCCCCCCATCCTTCTTGATGGCCTAATATTATCATACTTTATTCCATTTGTCAATACCCCAATTCGGCCAGTTTTCACGGCTCGATCTTGACGACCTCGCCATCCTCGACCCAGCAGCGAACGCCCGCCCGTTGCAACGCCGCCGCTATCGTCTCTGGCGCCACAAGGCCATCCTCAATGACCTCGGCAAACGTGCCGGCGACGTCGGCAAGTTGCTTGCGCCATGCGTCCAGATCGGGCAAAGCGGCCAGATGTCGAGCCAGCTCCGCCGCCCGGCCTTGATGCGCCGCAAGCTCGGCAAGCAGCTCGTCGTCAACCTGCCGGTAAATGTCCGTGTGCATCTTGCCTCGCGAGTGCGTTAGCCCCGCCTGGTAGCGCGCCACTTCGGTTTCCTTCGCCGCCTTCTCCGCCGCCGCGATCTCACCGCGCAGCCGTTCGGCGTCGGCACTGTCGCCATACTCGGCAAGCAGGGCATCCACCCGTTCGGGCGTCTGGAGGCTGTAGAAGTAGGCGACAAGGGCGCTTGTCACCTTCCAGCGGGCGATAAAGTTGCAATGGCACGAGCGGCCATGCTCCGTCTGTCGCGCGTGGGTTTGGCAGCGATAGTACAAATAGACGCGGCCCCCGGTGCGGCTGATCACCTGGTTCATCCCGCCGCCACAACGAGCGCAGAAGAGGACGCCGCTGTAGGGGTTGCCGCCGTGCGAAACCTGTGGCGCCACTCGTCGCCGTTGTCGCTCACGCTGCACCGCCGTCCAGGTGGCATCGTCCCAGATGGCCGGATACTGTGGCTCGCCTTCCCACTGGAGCGGCCCGAGACGCGGGCGCCCGGCATAGGCGTCGTTGCGGATGATGCGGCCGATGTCATAGTAGCGCCAGGGACGCCCGCCCGGGTAGCGGTAGCCGCTCTCGTTCATGCGGCGGGCAACCTCGGCATAGGGCAGGCCGTCCAGGTAGAGGCGCGTCACCGTATCCACGGCCGGGGCGTTGTCGTCCAGGGCGTAGCCGGTGGTCTTCCCGTCGCCGTCCTTGACGCGCGTGTAGCCCGCCGGGATCGTGGTGCCCATCAGGCCATGGCGGAGTACGCGGCCCTTCATGCCCATCTTGAAACGCCGGACGCGCATTTCCTGGTCTTCGCCGGCACGCACGGACTGGATAGCGCCGATGTAGCGGTGGCCTATGGTCTTTGAGCCGACAACATGCGGGGAGCTGGCGACATAGACTTCGGCGCGGGGCAGGTTGGGGCCGTCCGACTTTTCCACCAGGGAGATGACCTGCTGGCCTAGCGCCGGGTCGCGCCCGAGCCTGTCCATGTCGTAAGCCCACAACAGATCCAGCTTGCCGGCCTGGGCATCCTCGCGCAACTGGCGATAGGCGGGCATCTCGCGTTCGGCCTCGTTCCAGTTCCAGATGTCCCGGGTGTGGCCCGGCACCCGGTAGACGTTGACAATCTCGGCACCCAAGCCCTCCGCCCAGGCCAGGCCCGCCTTTTCCTGGTCGTCAAGGCTTACCCTGTCCTCTTCGGCCTGGCGCCTGGAAGAGACGGCGGCCCAAATGGCGACACGCAAGGGGCGGCTGCTCACGATCCTTATACTCCAGTTAAGCTATCTGTCGCCGCCGTAGACACATCGCGCGGCACCTGTCCACAAAAGCGCGGGGCATGAACACGTCGCGCTCATGTTCCGTGCAGCCATAGTGCGGCCCGGCGTCACCCTGGCGACACAGGGCCCTAGCCGATGAGGCGAAACTGGGCAGCCGGGCGGGCTTCCACGAACACGCGGCGCGGCTCTGCGGGCCGCTCCCCGATGGCGGCCAGTTGCGCGGCTATCACGGCTTCGAGGATGTCCTGGAGAATGCCGACGGCCCCGACCTCGCGCAAATAACAAATCGCACGAAACAACTCCTCTTGTGTCTGTTGGTCCATCGCCCTCGCATCCGTTGCGACCATGCTCGGTTGAGCTATGACTGGAGGCTCATTGGCACGTTGCCAACGGGAAACATTATAGCAAAGGGTGGCGAGAATGGCAAATCGCGGGGGTGGTGCTTAGTGGCTGCTGCTGGTTGTGGTCCTCTCGCCCTCGTTCTGGCTCACGGATTCGGAAGCGGGCGCGTCCAGGCCGGCGGCGGCCCGGTGCGCATTAACCAGAAACAGAACCTGGTCGGCAATTAGCCGCTGCGCCGCCGGGGACAAGGTGGGCAGGGCTTCGTAAATCTGGCCGATGGCCCACGCGGCTTGGGCATCAATGGCCCGGTCGGTGGGCTCGGCAGGCAAGATCCCGGCCATACGGAGGGCGTCTTCGGTACGCACGCCAAAGAGCCCCGCCAGGGCCGACACTCTCTTGACCCCGGCGGGCGCGCCGTTCACGATCTCGGAAATGGCGTTGTGCGCCAGGCCGGCCCGTCGGCTGGCCTCAGACCAACTGAGGTTCTGCTCTTCGCATCGCTCAATTAGCCATTCCGCAAAGGTGTCCATAAGCTACTCCTGACATTTCGCCCTTATATTCTACAGCATCGGGCGGAAGTTTGGAAGTGACAGACCAGAAGTTAGGACTTCAACTCGTTACGATTCTACTGGTTTTATCCTTAAATTGCTAGGCGCAAGAGCCCACTTTGGCTTGACAGGGAAACGGTTAACCGTTATAATAAGCCCAGTCTTACACTTCAGAAGTAAAACATTCAGGAGGGAGGCAACTATGCCACTTGTAGCGGTTTCAGAAGACACGCACGCAGCCCTGCGGCGGATGAAGTTCCTCACCGGCTCCGACATGAAAGACGCCATCGATGAGGCAGTACACGAGAAGTACCCCAGCTTTTTTTTGCCACTGGCGGAAGAAAGAGCCGCCGAAATGGAAGCCAAGGCGAACGGCAACGGCGGGCGGAACTAGGCCCGCGGGAGAGGAGAGAGACGATGGACAAGAACGTTGTAGCCATCTACTGCAAGGACTGTGGCGCGCTGTTTTACGCCAATTCGCGCATCCTGCCCGAAGACGTGCTTGACATTGCCAAGTACGCCCGCGAGGGGCACAGGGTTGCGCTCGTTACCAACGCGACGATCCGCGAATGCCTGGCGTGTTGTCACTGCGAGTCAGACGCCCCGGCGAACGGCAACGGCGGGCGGAACTAGGCCCGCGGGAAAGGAGAGACGCGATGGAAGAAGAGCCGTACACCCACGTATTCGATGCGGAGACAGACGGCTATTGGCCGATATACCTACGCGATGGGAAGCTGTACGGCTTTCCCAATAGCGCCCACGACGGCACAGACGCAAGGGCCGTCGTGCTACTCCGTGAGTGCCCCATCTTTGCGCCCGATCCGACACCACCCAGGAGGCGACCACATGACCCGCATCACCCGCGCCAGCAAGCACAACGCCGGGCACACCGAAAGCCCGACCGCCGAGGCCCGAAGACGCAAGGCCCGCAAGGCACAGCGGCAGGCGTCGCGCAAGAACAGGAGGTAAGCATGCACAGTTCCTTTTACATCCCAAGACAGCAGCCCCGGGCCATGATTTCCAATATCGACGCCGGGCAGGCCGGCCTTGCCCTACAGGCCGCGCAAGAAACGGGCTTTGACATCACGGTTGGGCCAGCGAATGACATCAATGGTTGGCCCGTGGTGGGCGACGTTGGCCTGTACTCCACGGAACAGCGCGACCATGAACCGTTCTGGGCACGGTTCCACGAACTGCAAGCCGCGCAGGAGGCACAATGACCACCGCACAGATCGACCCCAAGCAGAATGTCCTTAACGAGCTCGCCGGCCTGGTCCGCCTGGGTGTACAGGCCAAGGCCCGCGCGCTGGCCGACATCGCCGCCGAGCTGGCCCCGGCCTGGGGCTGCGACCCCAATGCCTGTTACCTGGATAGCGCCAAGTGCGGCGCTATCTATCGCCCCGTCCTGCGCTCGCCGGGCAACGAGCACTCCGCCGTCTTGCAGCAGCGGGCGAACGGGTACACGGTGCTGGCATGACCGCCGCCAAGCGCGCCGAAGTGTCCGCCGCGAACCTGGCCCGCATCGAGCGGGCCATAGACGCCAAGCTGGCCCGGCTGAACGATGCGGCATGGTGGCTAGACTGGCTGGAGTGGCGCGACTGGCAGGAAGAGAAGCGCGCCGCACAACGGGGCGTGCTATGACCGCCGTTACCTGTCCTGAATGCGGCGAGAGTTACGCCCCGCCCATGTTCAAGCTAGACGCCGATCACGTTCTGGAGCATGGCTCCTGCGTTGTTTGTTTCTACGGCCACGTTTTCAGCAAGGAAAGGAGATCGAATCATGCCTGTTCAATTCACCAAGGCGACGAAAGAGAAGTCGCGTCTTAGAATGGCCCTCATCGGACCATCCGGCAGCGGCAAGACCTACACGGCCCTTCGTGTCGGTTCTGTCCTCAAGAACGGCGGCCGGCTGGCCGTCATTGATACCGAACGCGGCAGTGCCAGCAAGTACGCCGACCTGTTTGACTTCGACGTGCTGGAGCTGGACACGTTCAGCCCCATGACCTACGTGGAGGCCATCAAGTCGGCAGAGGGCGCCGGGTACGACGTGCTGGTTATCGACAGCCTGTCCCACGCCTGGATGGGCAAAGAGGGCGCGTTGGAACAGGTGGACAAGGCGACGGCCCGCAGCCAGAGCCGCAACAGCTACACCGCCTGGCGCGACGTGACCCCCATGCACAACGCCCTGATCGACGCCATGATTCAGAGCCGGTGCCACATCATCGCCACGATGCGCACCAAGACCGATTACGTCATGGAGAAGGACGAGCACACCGGCAAGACCGCGGTGCGCAAGGTGGGACTGGCCCCGGTGCAGCGCGACGGCATGGAGTACGAGTTTGACGTGACGGCCGATATGGACCCGGACAACAACTTCATCGTTTCAAAATCACGCTGCCCTGCCCTACATGGCCAGATGATCAACAAGCCGGGCGAAGACCTGGCGCTCATCCTGAACACCTGGCTTACCACCGGGGCAGAGCCAACGCCGCGCCCGGTTCGGCAGGCGACGCCAGAACCGCCCGCCGCAACAACCCCCACCAACGGCGGCGGCAGCAAGCCCAAGGCTACTGCTACGCCCGCGCCGCCGCGTCCCTTGCCCGCCGAGAAGGTGCGCAAGGCCATCCGCAAGAATAGCGGCTGGATTGACATCGACACCCGCCGCACCGATACCGAAGCCGTCACCCCGGCACAGGTTACAGCGCTCCTGGCGACGATGACTCAGGCCGTCAAGCCGAGCCAGGGCGTGTTGAGCGAGAACGAAGTCACCGGCCGCCGCCATGCCGTGCTCGAATACCTACTGGGCGTCACGTCTACCGGCTCGCTGACGAAAGCCGAGGCGTCGGCCCTTCTGGACTGGCTCACCGTGCCCGATGACATCAAGAGCCTGAACGAGTACGCCGGCCGCGAATGCGCCATCGTCTACGCCACCTGGCAGGTTGAGCAGGGCCAGGGCGAGCTGCCGCTTTAGCACCCACCGCCGCGCCGTTCGGGGGAGCGGCGCGGCGGGCACATTTGAAAGGAGTCACGATGAACGTAACTGCTACCCACATTCAGGAGGCTTACAGGGCCAAGGCCGACACCCTGGTCAGCCATCACATCGCGGCAGAACAGGCCATCGCTGCAAGAGCCGCCCTGGAGATCGCCAAACTGGCCGGCCTGGCAGGCGGCACTATCGACGGCAAGAACGCCGACCTGCGCGAGGCCAAGGCGCGCGAGGTGCTGGCAGAGGACTACGCCAGGTTAGAGGCCGCAGAGGCAGGGGAGCGTCGCACCCACATAGATCTCGACCTGGCCTGCATCCAAGTTGAAGAGGTCCGCGCATTGCTCCGCCTTATGGAGCTGGATAACAGGGTTGAGATAACTTGCGGCGCGCCCGGCGTGAGCGTCAAGGCGCTGTAGGAAAGGAGCGAACCCCATGAGCGAGGAAACCAACGGCAAGATCCGCGTCTATCACTGGTGGCCGGGCAGGCAGTACGCGGGCGAGTCGCCCATCCACCCGGCGCTCCTGGCAAACTGCGAGCGGCGCGGCACTCGCTATCTCACCCTGGCCTTTTGCGACGGCTATTTCGGCCTGGCCCGCTGCTGCCCCAAGGACAACCCGAGCCGCCGCCTGGGCCGCGAGATCGCCCTGGGTCGCCTGCGCGCCAACATGGAACAGAACGACGCGCGGTAGCCACTACGCCAGGGCCGCCCGCCGGGGAAAGGTCGGGCATCGCGGCCCCGTGGCAGCGGGGAACCGGCGACAAGCGGCCCTGGCACATTCGTTCTTATTGTTATCGTTCACATCATTCAGTTTGTAAGGTACTGTCACTATGGATAATATCACGAAGTTGTCACGAAGTCTACAGTTGGCAGCTTATGGGGCGCTTACCGGGCTATCGCTCGGCGCCCTGGCCTACCTGCTCACCGTGCGCACCCTGGGGGCCGCGCTTCTGGCGCTTCTGCCCTGGGGCATCGGCTACGCCCTGCTCTTGGAATGGAGCGAGCGGGAATGGAACTTTGTCAGCGACTTCACCTGGCTAACCGTCATCATTGGCGACTCGCTGGTCCTGGTCGCACTTGGCATCGCCCGGCCTGAATGGGCATTGTGGTTCGCGGCCGGGTTTGCCGTCGCCGGTACGCCCGTCGTCCTTCGCTCGCTGCTGAACGATTCCGCTAACCGCCGGGAATTGCGCCGGGAGTTGGAAGGCAGAGGGCGGAGCGATGACAACCCCAGCTAAGCGGTGGCCCAAGAACGCCGAGGCGAGCCGGTGCGAGGCACTGGCCGCCGCCATGACTATCGAGCACTTGGGCAGCAAGGCCCGCGAGGCACTGGGCAGGGGCAACCGGGATCTTGTCCTGGTCTACCTGTCTGACATGCAGAGAGCAGCAAACGAGATCAAGGTCTCGATGCTGCTGGCAAAGGAAGGGAGAGCAGTAGAATGATCGCCAGGGGGTGCAAACAATGGAAGGCGCAGAGAGGGGTAGCAGGAATGTCGATTGATTTGGACCCGAGAGCATATGCGATTAGGCCGGTTCGGATCATCGCTGACAAGTTCCGGTACTATGAAGCCTGCACCTTTCCGGGCGGGGCGTGGTCCGGGTGTGAGCTGTGGCTGCGCCGCCTTCGGGCAACGGGTGGACTGGTAGACGACGGCTCGCACATTGTTTTGGACATACTCGATACGAATGATGACGTAATTCAAGATTTCCCAATCACCAGAGGGGGTTTTGAGTATTTGCGCCGCTCGCTGAAGTTTCGGCGGGTTGACTGAGCGCAAGTGATGACACCGCGCGAAAGGATAGAACCATGATCGAGTCAACCCTGCAAGTCCTGGTCGTGGCCGCCGCCTGCACCGTGGCGCTGGTCCTGGCACCCGTCCTTCTGTGGCAGGCATGGCAACGCGCGCGGCGGGAACAGGCCCGGGAGCGGCACGAGCAAGAAGCGCAGCAAGCCGAGCGCAACCGCCGGTTCTACGAGGGGCGGGCACTGGAGGAAGTGCGATGAGCGGCGCGGGGGCCGTGGGCTACCAGGAATTCTTGTCTTCCAAGGTGCGGTTTCACGGGGCGACGGGCAAGGATATTGACCCGGCTGCTATCAATCCGATCCTCTTTGGCTTTCAGAGAGACATTGCAAGTTGGGCCATCCGCAAGGGCCGGGCCGCCGTCTTTGCCGATACCGGCCTGGGCAAGACGTTCATCCAACTCGAATGGGCACGGCTGATTGGCGAGCGAGCCCTGATTGTCGCCCCCCTGTCTGTGGCTCGCCAAACCGTGCGCGAGGCCCGCAAGTTGGGCATGGACATTCATTACACCCGTTCCGGTTCCGACTTGGCGGGCGGGATCAACATCACCAACTATGAGATGGTGAGCGAGTTTGACCCCGCCGCCTTTGGCGCCGTGGTACTGGATGAATCGAGCATCCTCAAGGCGCTATCGGGCGTGACCCGCCGGAAGCTAACCGCCATGTTCGCCGATACACCCTACCGCCTGGCCTGTACCGCCACACCGGCGCCCAACGACATGACAGAGCTTGGCAACCATGCCGAATTCTTGGGGGTTTGCACCGAAGCCGAGATGCGGGCCATGTTTTTCATCAATGCCAACCTGGAGCATACCTACATCGATGACAGCGGCAAGGCGTGGAGGCGCAAGGGGAGCAACAAGGGCGGCCAGGAATGGCGGCTCAAGCACCCGGCCGAAAAGCCATTCTTTCGCTGGCTTGCATCTTGGGCCATGAGCATCACCAAGCCAAGCGATCTTGGCTATGATGATAACGGCTTTATCCTGCCCGATCTGAATATCATCCCTCACTTCGTCAAGGCGGAGTACGCATCCGACGATCAGCTCTTTTTCACCCACCTGAAAGGCATAGCCGACCGGGCCGCGACCCGCCGGCGGACTATAGATGCCCGCCTCGATCTTCTTCGTGACCTGGTAGGCAACGATGGCGAACAGTGGATCGTGTGGGTTGGCCTGGAGGATGAAAGCCGGGCCGTAACCGACGCCCTGCCTGGTGCCGTCGAGGTCAAGGGTTCGGACTCGCCAGAGTACAAGGCGGCCACCTTCGAGGCGTTCCAGGACGGCCGGCACCGGGCGCTTGTGACCAAACTCAGGATCGGCGGGTTCGGGATGAACTTCCAGAACGCCCGCAACATGGCCTTTTTCGGTCTCAACGATTCATGGGAAACCTGGTATCAGGGCATCCGCCGGGAATACCGTTTCGGGCAGACCCTGCCGGTTAACGTTCATGCAATCCTATCTGACCTGGAGGCCGAAATCTATCACAACATCCAGCGCAAGGATGCAATGGCAACCCGACTCCGCCGGGGGCTTATTGAGCAGATCCGCGAATACGAGGAAGGAGAATTGACCATGACCGACCCACAAACCTTTGACTACCGACAGCGTACCGAATACGGCCAGAACTGGACGGCCATGCTAGGCGATTCCGTGGAACGGCTGCGCGAGCTTGACGACAACTCGATTGACTTGTCGGTGTACTCCCCGCCCTTTGCGGACCTCTACACCTACACCGACAGCGAGCGCGACCTGGGCAACAGCCGGGACTGGGGGCAGTTCTTTGCCCACTACCGCTACATCATCCGCGACGTGCTGCGCGTTACGAAGCCAGGCCGCTTGACCTGCGTTCACACATCGGATATTCCGGCGATGGCAAGCCGGGATGGCTATATTGGCGTCCGAGACTTCCCGGGCGAGGTCATCCGCGCTTATGAGGCGGAGGGCTGGGTTTTCACCGGGCGGGCGTTTGTCCAGAAGAATCCTCAGGCACAGGCCATCCGCGTCAAAAGCAAGGCGCTGCTGTTTGTGCAACTCCGCAAGGACTCAGCAGACAGCCGGCCCGCCCTCATCGATCAGGTGATCATCTTCAAAAAGCCGGGCGACAACGCCGTGCCCGTTACGCCGGTTGCCCATGGCGAGATGGACAACGAGACGTGGATCGAGTGGGCTCACGGGATCTGGCTTGGCATCCAAGAGACTGACACCCTGCAATACAGCGTGGCCCGGGGCGAAGACGACGAAAAGCACATTTGCCCCTTGCAGCTCGGCACAATCGAGCGGTGCATCAAACTCTACTCCAACCCGGGCGAGACGGTCCTTACCCCGTTCGGCGGGATCGGCAGCGAGGGATACATGGCCGTCAAGCTCGGCCGCCGGGCCGCCCTGTGCGAACTCAAGCCGGAATACTTTGACGTGCTGGTCAAGAACATGCAAGCCATCGAGGCACAGACCAACATGCCCGACCTGTTCACCTGGGCAGCGGAACAGCAGGCAGAACTTGCCCCATGACCATCACCGCCACCGCCCGTCGCCTCCTATCCCGTCTCCCCGCCGACGCCCGCCTGCCGGCTGCCAACGCAGCCAAGCGCCTCGCTATCGACGCAGGCGCGACGGCCATCACCGCGGCGCACGTCCTGGCGGCGACGGCTCGGCTACCCTGGACGGCACACGCGGCGGCGGCAAGAGACGCCATGGCCGACAGGGACGCGACGCGAGCGGGCGAGCTGCAAGCGTGGGCGGAGCGACTGGCGCAGTACCGGGGCGGCGTGCGAGTGGGGGTAGACGACTGGCGGGCGGCAGTGCGTTACGCCGTGTGCGACGGGGGCGACGCCGAATGACAACGCCGCGCTTGCTCGATCTCTTCTGTGGCGCCGGCGGGGCAGCGATGGGCTATCACCGCGCCGGCTTTGACGTGGTGGGGGTGGACATCGAGCCCCAGCCGCACTATCCGTTCGAGTTTCACCAGGCCGACGCCCTGGAGTACGTCGCGGCGCACGGGCACGAGTTTGACGTGATCCACGCGAGCCCGCCGTGCCAGGGGTACAGCCGGATGCGGCACCTGCCATGGCTCAGGGGGCGCGAGTATCCGCTGCTGATTGACCCGGTGCGTGAGCTGCTGGAGGCGACCGGCAAGCCGTGGGTTATCGAGAACGTGGCTGACAGTCCACTTAACGGGGCGCTGCTGTGTGGCGCGGCGCTGGGCCTGCCCCTGGTAAGACACCGCCGCTTTGAGAGCAATATTCTGCTGCTGTTCCCGCCGTGTCCGGGGCACAAGCCGATGTTTCACGGAGGGGCGACAATGGCATACAAGTATCGCCACAGCGGCGGGGTTTCTGGCGTAATAAAGGGACAGGACCCCAGGCAGGCACTTGGTATCGACTGGATGACGCGCGATGAGATGCGCCAGGCCATCCCGCCGGCCTATACGGAATTCATAGGTTTGCAATTACGGCGGGCTATAGGGGTGGGGGAGTGAAAAGCGAAAAATTCCTAGCGAGTTATCCAAGGAAAAAGAAGACGCCGTGCTCCGTTGAAGATTGCCAAAGACAGGTTGCAAGTCATGGTATGTGCCATATCCACTGGAAAAGATTTCAGCGAAGGGGAACAACGGATAAGTACGAACCGAAGTGCCATGATTATATTGACGAGAGGGGCTATGTCAGGCGGCGCATAGATGGATTTAGACAGGGGCAGTTGGTCCATCGGTTGATCATGGAGGAACACTTGGGACGGAAATTGTTTCCCGGCGAAACCGTCCATCACAAAAACGGTATCAAAAACGATAATGACATCACTAATCTCGAATTGCGTGTATCTCTGCACCCGCGGGGGTCAAGCGCCGAGGAGTTACTTGAATTTGCAGACCTCATCATTAGCAGGTACAGGGCGCCGTGAAATGGATCGGCCGGCAACTGCTGGAGTCCCTACCATGACAACGCGAAGCAGCCGCCACCACGGCGGCAGGGGCGAGCGGCGCGGGCTAGGCGTCGGGCGGGGGGTTCTGCGGTCCTGGCTTCCAGGCCATCAATTCGCCCGGCTGAACGCCAAGGGCAGTACAAATGGCGTCGAGCGTTTCGAGCGTGACCCTCTTGGCGCGGTTCGTGTGGATAGCGTTGACCGTCTGGTAAGCCAGGCCGGTTGTTCGCGCCAGCTCCGCCTGCGTCGTTCTCTTTTCCCAGAGCACATCTTCAAGCCGAAACGTTATCGCCATACTCTCTCCCCTTTACTATCTACTAGTCTGACTAGTATTATACACCCTACTTTCGCAATTGTCAAGAAGAAGTCAGAAATTGGTCCATACATGATAGCAGTTATACTTGACAGGATAGCAACTATGTGGTACAATGTAGCCAGTCTGAACGAAGGGAAGGGAGCACCGACCATGACAAGGGCAGAAGAGATCGCCGCCGCCCGTGAGTTTATCACCGCCGTGTGGCCCGAGGGCTTTAGCCACATCGTAGCCACCGTCCGCGACTTCAACAAGATCGCCGCGCTCAAGGACCAGCCATGCACCGGATACGTGATCGCCCGCTTCCTGGGCGAGCGGTTCAACCTGGAGGGCGTGGGCGCTCCGTTCATGCGCGCCCTTCTGACCGTGGCCGACGCCGAGATCGACGCTGCAACGTTCGAGTTGCAGCCGAGCCTGGCCAGTTGTTTCTTGATGTTCGACCGCTACTGCATCGGCGGCAGGGCGTAGGCGAGAGAAGGGAGCGAACGATGAGCGAGCAGGGGAACGCGGTCCTACTGCTAGACGGCTGGGCCGGACGATCCAGAATTCCCGTTGAAGTCGTAGGCGAGACGCCCAAGCGATACCGCGTCAAGCTACTGGCCGACGCGAGGCTACCCGGCGGGCGCCAGTTTCAGGCGGGCGCCGTGGTCCTGGTGCCCAAGCACGCCATCGCCAGGACAGAGGGGGAGAAATGAGCGACGAATGGGGAGGCAACGCCATGGCCGAAGCCGCTGCGCTGGCATTGCGCCGGGCACAGGCGGCGGAGCGGCGCGCCGAGCGGCTGGAAGGGCTGCTGCATGCGCTGGTAGAAGACGACGATGCTGTATACTATGACTATGAAGCCCACGGCTGGAGCTGCGCCTACTGCGACGCCTGGCAGGATATTGCGCACCAGGCCATCCAGTTTGAGCACGAGGCCAACTGCCCGGTGCTTCTGGCGCGGGCAGAGCTGGCGAGCGCGGAGTCGAGCGAGACTGCACACGGGGAGGGGGAGAGATGAGCGGCAAGACTTGTTGCGGTATCCTGGAACAACTGCACGAGAAGTACAAGGGAACGTTTTACCGGCCTATCACCTACGATGACAAGATGCAGATGAAGGTAGGCCAATGGTGCGTGAGGCTTTACAAGCTGACCCCGACGCACAAGGTAGCAGAGAAGGGGCAGAGCACCTTGTTTCTGAACTACTGCCCCATCTGCGGGGCACGACTGGCGCCGGAAGAGACGCCGGAAGAGGGGGAGAAATGAGCGAACACATCGGCCCATACCAGGTGGGCGACCTGGTCCACTATCACCTGGACGACCCATTCTTTGACACCATCGAAGAGGCACGCGCCGAAGCCCTGGGGAACGAGCGCGAGGGCGAGCCCTACGGCATCTGGGACGATGACGGCCAGCTTATCGCCATCGCCTCGGACGGCGACATCTGGCAGCGAGAGTAGCGCCGCACGGGCCGGAAAGGAGAGCGATGAAACAGGCACAGGCAAGAATCGACATCGATGCCGTTTATCTGAATCGCGGCGAGTACGTGACAGTCTACGTTACTACGAGCGAGGCGGGCAAGGACCGCGAGGGGCACAGCATGGAAATTCGCGTCACGCAGGATGGCACACTGGAAATCTACAGCAGCGCCGCCGAGCCGCCGGAAATCACCGGCTTCGACAGGTGGTATAGCTGCGAGTAGCAGCACCCGGGCCGGCCGAGGAGGCGGCGCGGGGAGAGACGCCCCCAAGCGAACAATACTCACAAAGAGGGGGATTTATCATGCAACCATCGGCGGATCTGGTACAGTCAATCGACAAAGCACAGGCAAGGTGGCCGGGGCTTCACTTTAAGGTGAAGACGCCAAAGGAGGCGGCATCCGCCTGTCCGTTCTGCGCTATGGCAACAGAGGATGGCTTTTTGATCTGGCAAGAGGGAAACTATAGCTGCCGCAAATGTGGCGCCAAGGGCTGGCTTAACGAGGAAGACCTGGAAGCGCGGGTAAGGCAGCTTGAATGGGTACAGCGCCAGGAGCAATGCGAGCGGGAACGCGACCGCCGCGCAATCGAAGACCTGCAACGGCGCACATCAGCCCTGGAGCAAATCGCGGGCATGGCTGATGTCGTCGAACGCTATCATGCCAACCTGAACACAAACGGGCAAGCCGTTGACTACTGGCACGACCATTACGGCGTGTCCTACCAGAGCATCGCCCGCCGCAAGCTGGGCTACTGCCCGAGCTGCCCTACCGCGTCACAGTCTGACAGCCTTACAATCCCATTCTTTTCCGGCGGCAAGTTGTACCACATCCGTCACCGGCTGCTCAGGCCCAATGGCACGGGCAAGTACCGCCCCGAGCTGGCCGGCCTGCCCGCCATGCTCTACAACACGGATAGCCTTTGCGCCGCCAGTGGTGGACAGGCGCTCATCTTAGAGGGCGAGATCAAGACCATCGTGCTTGACCAGGAGGTCGGACTGCCGGCCGTGGGCACGATGGGCGCCAATAGTTTCAAGCCTGAATGGGCTGGCAAATTCGGCAAGTTCGGGACCGTCTATGTCGCCTATGACCCGGGTGCCATAGACAAGGCGGCGGAGGTCGCCGGGATGTTCAAGGGGCGCGGGCGCGTGGTAGAGTTGCCCACCAAGCCGGATGACTTCTTTGTGCTCTACGGCGGGACGGCCAGCGACTTTAAGGCGTTCCTGCGCACGGCGAGGCCGGCATGACAGATAGCGGCCTTATCCCTAACTCGTTCCAGCACCCGAACGTCTATATTGATCGGCTATCCTACTACTTGACGCCCGCCGAGGAAAAGGTATTGAACAAGGCCATCCGCGAGATTTACGGCTGGCACAACAAGATTGCCGACCGCCGTTCTAGAATCGCCCTGTCAGTATTCACGGATGGGAAGCGGAACGAGGCAGGCGACATTCTTTGCCTGGGCTGCGGGCTTAGTACCCAGGCCGTGCGCGAGGCGCTGGTAACGCTAGATGAATTCCGGGTACTTCTCAAGATTGGCAAGCCCAACATACTCGGACAGATGTTCGAGATTCAGGATAACCCCGACAAGATAGACTGGGCAGGACTTGCGCACCGCAAGCAGGCAGCAGACGAACAGAACGCCGAAAGGACAAGGGCGGCCATTGAGGCGGCGACGGTTGCGAGGGCGCAAAAGCAGCAGCCGGAACAGGCGCAAGGGGTAACGTCCGACATTACATCAGACCTAATGTCCGACATTGCATCAGGGGTAACGTCCGACAGCAACAAAGAAACCCAATTAGAAACCCAAAAGGAAACCCAGGTAGCGCGGGTTGCACCCGGCGCGCCCGCTGGTGGAAAGAAGGACAGTGGGGGTACACGGGCAAAGAGGAAAGACCCGCCGCACAAGGCAATAGGCATGTTCCGCGACAATGCGAGCCGCTACCCGCCCAAGAGCTGGTATGCCGACATAGCAAGCACCGTGGGCACCGACCCGGCCCGCCTGGAGTTCTGGGGCAGGGTGGTCAAGAAGTGGGTTGGCCTGGGCTGGAACCCGATGAATGTTGAGGGGATGCTAGACCACTACAGGCGCAACGAGTTACCCGGCGATGGCTACCGCAACGGCAAGCAGCCGCCGCCGGCACAGTCAACCGTGAGGGGGATATAGTATGGCAAACGGCCAGGACGTTCGGCAGTTGGTACACACGCCCGCCGAAATGATGAGTGACTATGTACGCTGGGCAGAGCGGGCGAAAGACGACCCCGGCATACCGTGGGGCTTGCCGGTTATCGACAAGCGGGTGATCCCTATGCGGCCCGGCGAGCTGATCGCTATCATGGGCCGACCAGGGCACGGCAAGACCTCGCTGCTGGCCTACCTTGCCCGCCAGGAGGCCAACCGCATCATCAAGCGCGGCGCGGCTGAACGCGAGGCCGTGGTATACGTATCGTGGGAGCAGGCAAGTGAGGAAATCTCCGCAATGCTGCTTGCCGATGCCTACGGGTTTAGCTATTCCGTCTCTGACGTGGCCTGGGGGCGCGTGGATCTGGATACCATTCGGCGCCAGGCCGTCAAGGGCGGTGGGCATCCCATCTGGATCGTGGGGCACGGTATCGGCCGCGTGGGCAAGAACCCGCCGCGCATGACACCCGAGATCGTGCTGGCGGCCATCGAGTCGATGGAACAGGACTTTGGCGTCAGGCCAACCCTGATGCTCTTTGACTACCTGCAAATCATACCCATCAAGAATGCCAGCGAGCGAGTGCAACAGGTCACAGAGGCGCCCATCCGCATCAAGGAGGTTGCGCTTCGCCTTGGTGCCCCGGCCGTTTGTGGCGTGCAGGCCAGCCGCGAGGCCGACAAGCGCAACGACCACATACCCGAAATGTTTGACGCGCAGTGGGCCAGCTCTATCGAGCAAACGTGCGACAAGGTGTTCGGCCTGTGGCGACCGGCCAGGGACCACGAGATCGGGCACAGGTTCAAGGCGGAGAGCGGCAAAGAGTACACCGTGAGCGAGGCGCTAATGTTCGTGCGGATGCTCAAGCAACGCGGCGACCAGGGGCGCCACACCTGGGCGCTGTACTTTGACCCGTCCCGTCTCAGGCTGGCAGAAATGGAGACAAACGCCAATGACCGCGACTTTTAAAGCCATCGAAACCAAATATCACGGCGACCGTTTTCGCAGCCGCAAGGAGGCCCGCTTTGCCGTCATGTTCCGGGCGCTCGGCCTGGCCTACGAATACGAACGCGAGGGCTTTGACCTGAACGGCAGTGGCCGCTATCTGCCCGACTTCTTCCTGCCCCGGCCCGGCCTGTGGGTCGAGGTCAAGGGCACCTATCCCACGACCGACGAATGGGAAAAGGCGACGGCGCTGGCGCTGAACGACAAAGCGCACCCCGTCGTGCTCACCTGGGAGAACTTTAGCGACGAAACCGCCCTTAACAACGCCTTCTTCTGGTGGGATGAAGACGGCGCTTTTCACAGTCAGCAGGGCTGGCGCTGGCTGGCAAAACCTGAACTCGGCTGGCACGCCGCCCGCTACGCCCGCTTTGAACATGGCGAAAGTGGCGGTAACGGCGACGGCTGGCTCGCCGGTTACGACGAACTGCCGTATTAGGAGGAACCATGCTCTACCTGCTAACCGCCATTATCTGCTACGTCGCCGGCCTGCTCATCAGCCGCGGCGAGCAAGAGGAACGCCTGAACGCCCTGGCCGACCACTGGCGCGGGCTCGTGCGCATCGAGTCCGAGCGGGCCGCCAGGCTGGCAGCCGAGAACGCCCGGCTTCAGGCATTGATAGCTGAGACGCAGGCGCTGCTTGCCGTCCACCAACAGTTGCACCGCCAGCAAGTCGCGCTGGCCATCGCGCGCGGGCAGGCCGGATATGTCGCGCCTGCCGTGTTTCTGAACTGAGAGGAGAGAAACCATGACTGACCAAAGACGAACGGAGAAGGGCTTGTGGTGGGACCGGGCTTACTACCTGGTCCACGGCTGCCAGGCCCGTAGCCCTGAATGCCTGAACTGCTGGTCGGCCCAGATGGCCGTGCAGCGCCAGGCGAACCCGAATGAGGCAGTGGCGGCCCGGCACGAGGGTATCACGACGGGCACGCATTTTAACGGGCGCATCCACCTGGACCGCGACGCCCTGGTCAAGCCGCTCAAGGTACGCAGGCCGCAAACGTGGGCCGTGTGGGATGACCTGTTCTACGGCGACGAACGCGACCGCCGGGGCTGCGAGTTTCAACGCACGCCCTTCGAGCCGGTGCCGTTTGAATTTATCGACCATGCGTTTGCCAACATGATCGCGGCGAACTGGCACACCTTCTACATCCTGACCAAGCGCCCCGAGAGGATGCGCGACGTAGTGTGCCAGTGGGAGCATGTCACCAGGTTATCGATGAGCAGATACGGCCATATCTGCCTTGGGACCACGGCGGGCACGCAGAAGAGCGCCGACGAGAATATCCCGCTACTCCTGGAAACACCCGCCGCCGTGCGGTTCGTGAGCATGGAGCCCCTGCTTGAGCCGGTGGACTTGACGCAATTCTATACCGTGTGGGACAAGCCCGGTGCCCACGTTCGCACCTGGACGCAGGGTATCGATCAGATCATCATCGGCGCTGAAACCGGCCCGCGTCGCCGGCCGTGCAACGTCGAATGGGTGCGCGATCTGGTGCAGCAATGCGACGCGGCCGGGGTGCGCGTGTTCGTCAAGGCGCTCGACCTGGACGGGCGGGTGAGCAAGAACATGGCGGAATGGCCCGCCGATTTGCGCCGAAGGGAATACCCAAGATGACCGAAGCACGCGAGCCCTACAATTTCGAGACGCACGCCCCGCCGGTTGAGCCGTGCGGCCCGTCGCCTGTCTTTCCCTACGGCGCCGCCCTGCACGCCGAGGGCGCCCGGGCTGTAGCAGCCGACCTGCTGGCCCAGGTGGCGCGGGCGCAAGCCGAGCGCGACGAGTGGCGCGAACGGGTGACGCGGCTGGAGGCAGAGTTGGGGCAGTCGAATAAGTGGGTAGCGGCATGGGCAAATACCGCCAGGCGCGAACGAGTAGGGCGAAAAGCGGCCGAGCACGAATCGGGGGGATGGCAACTTGCTGCTATCCAGCAGAGGGCCGAACTGGAGCAAGCGCAAGGCGAGCGCGACGCGGCCCGGGCGCAGTACGAGGGCCAGAAGGCCGCGCTTTCGACGGTGATGGCGGAGTTGACGGCAGCACGGGCAGAGAATGAGCGGTTGCGGGCAGAGATTGTCGAATGGTCAGCCCTCCATGAGCCGATGGCCTGCGGTCACCCTGCTGCGTTCCTGGCATCGCCGCACGGCGAGCCACAATATTGCGCTCTCTGTCGGGCCATTCAGGAACGGGACGGGGCGCGGGCACGTCTCGCGGAACAATTGGTTGACGAGGCTGCCGCGATGATTTGGAACAACGCCGAGTCTCACCGTGATACCTGGGAGGACGCATCTAACTGGTATTGGTTCCGTGGTCTGCTTGAAGAAGTGGGAGAACTCGGGCTCGCATTAGCGGGTAAGCATCGGCACTATGGAACCGATACCGTCAGTTGGGAATTGAGGCAAATTGGCGGTATCGCGTTGAACTGGCTGCGTAACAGGCCGCGGCGCGGCTGGTAACGGCAGAAAGGAAAAGACCGTGGCGAATCCTGAAGACATGACGCCGGAAGAGAAAAAGGTGTACCTGCTGGAAATGCAATGCTTTGACTACGAGACGGCAATCGCCGCATTGCAAGCCGAACTGGAACGGGCGCAAGCCGAACTCGCCGCCGACGTGGCAGCCGAGCGGGAGGCGTGCGCCCTGCTCTGTCAGCGGCGGGCGGAGGCGTTGCAGCAAGAGCTGGACATGCGGCCGTCGCACTTTGCGGCGGCTCAAATTGCCGAGGCGCGGGCTTGCGCCAAGGACATCCGGGGCAGGGGGCAGGGGTGACTACGCACCAGCTTTACACCAGTATCCCGCGTTCGGCGTTGGAAGACGTGCTCAACTCTGACTTGGGCGACGGGGCCAGGACGCTACAGGACTTGATCGACTCGCCGCTCAAGAAGGAGCGAACGCTAGGCCGGCGCCTGTTCGGCCTGGCGCTCCTCAACGAACAGAAGCCGGGCATGGTTGCCGACCTGCTGGCCCGTGACGATTGGGCTTGCCTCAACTTCTACAGGGAGCCGGACGGCAAGCTGTTATGCGAGGTCGTGCGGAGCCAGGCGCAGGCCGAGCAGATCGCCATGCAACAGGAACGGGAACGGGCGGGGCGCGACGCAGAAGTGGCGGCGGCGATGCTGTTCTGGGCGGAGAAGATGCGCGAGGCCCGCGAGAGAGAGGGGCAACTGTGACCACCCCCACGCCTGCCGAGTTGCGCGCCTTCGCCGCCGCCCTTGCCCGCGCCAATGCCATCATCGCCGCCGCACGGGTAGAGGCTGCGACGTGGGGGCCGGGGCTACAGTGGGACCAGTTGCGGGCGCACCTGGCACCCGACGCGAGCGCGGCGGTGGTGTATGCGCTGAGACTGGCAGCGGCGATGGAGGGTGGGGAGTGAGCGTACAGCCGTATTCACAGCGAGTAGCCGAACACGTCAAGCGCCTGCGCGGCGCACCACAGGCGGCGGTTGTCGAACTGGCGCTAACCACGCCCGGCGGGCCGCTGGATGCACCGTTCGCGCCGGTTGACCCGGCATTGCACGCGGCAGCGCAGCAGCTCACACGGGAGGCCGGTATTGACTTGAGCGTCGAGCGCAGAAGGCGGGGAATGTGACCCGCGTCCTTGCCATCGACGCCTCGACCGTCGCCGTCGGCTGGTCCCTATTCGAAGACGGCGAATACCGGGCCAGCAATGTCTACGTGCCGCACGGCAGCGACTGGCGCGAGCGCGTCAAGTCCATCGTGCGCTGGCTCACCGACAAGGTTTACACCACCGGCCCCGCCGTGCTGGCCTACGAGATAGCCAGCGGCGACCGGCGCAACATGGCCACCAACCGCAAATTGGGCGGCGTCGAATGGGCCTGCTGGTCCGTCGCCGATCACTGGGACGTGCGCTGGCTCCCGGTCAACGCGATGCAGGTCAAGGCGAGCGGCTGCCACAAGGAGGCGTTGCCCATCGCCAAGGACATCGCCGGCCGCGCGTTGGACGCCAAGAACGCCGAGGATGAGGCAGATGCGATTGGCGTGGGACTGGCGGCCGTGGCGCTGCTCAAAGCAGAGGAGTGGAGGGCTACACCGTGACACCGCTGGACTATTTGTGTCACCTGGATACCGTCGCCGACATCTTGCGAGCGGTTGAGCCGTCGCAGCTCTCGGTCATGGCGCTGCGCTGGCAGGGGATGACAAACATGGAGATCGCCGCCGCGTTGGGCGTAAGCCACCAGGCCGTAGCCTGTCGCCTGGAACGGGCCAGGGAGCGAATCGCCGGGCGCGTTCCGGGTTGCGCTGCCCTGCTGGAAGGGCGGAAGGTCAACGGGCGGCCGGTTGGCGTGATCGAGACGAAGAAGAGGAATAGGAAGGAGGCTGCATGACCATCCTTCGGGTGTTCCCGCGCCGAACGGCCCTGACGCCAGATGACCCGCTGGCATTCGTAGGCGATCCGCCGCTGTGGCGACCGACCGCCGCTGAGGTCCACGTTTCGGTGGCGTTCACCTGGGACCAGGCAGAGGGGCAACGACTGGCGGAGGCGTGGGCGCTCTATTATCCTGTCGTCAAGCTGGGCGGCCCGGCCTTCGACGCCTGCCCGAACGGCTTTACACCGGGGCAGTACATCAAGGCGGGCGTGACGTTCACGACGCACGGCTGCAACAACAACTGCCCGTGGTGTCTGGTGCATGTGCGCGAGGGGCGGTTGCGTGAGATCCGCAACTTTGCGCCGGGCTATATCATCCAGGACAACAACATTCTACAAGCCAGCCCGGCGCACCTGGAGCGAGTCGGGGGCATGCTCAACTCGCAACGCTATGCCATTTTTTCAGGCGGGCTTGAGGCACGCCGCCTGGACGATTGGCGCATTGACTGGCTGCGAGGCTTGCGGATCTCTGAGGTCTTTCTGGCCGCCGATACCGCCGGGGCGCTCAAGCCACTGGAGCGAGCCATCGAGCGGCTGGCCCTGCCCCGGCGAAAGTGCCGGGTGTACGTGCTGATCGCCTACGGTGACGAGGATATTGAGGCGGCAAGGGAACGGCTAGAAGCTGTGTGGCAGTTGGGCGGCTTGCCATTCGCGCAACTCTACCAACCCGCCGATTATTGGATCAACTATCCGCAGCCGTGGAAGGCGCTGGCAAGAACGTGGTCACGCCCGGCGGCTATGTTTGCCGCACATAAGGAGGTCTAGAAATGCCTACACCTACCGGCAAGTACCGCCCATTCTGCGCCCGCCGTGAGTCGCGCAACCCGCGGCCGGTGCGTGTCCAGGGGCAGGTGTGGCGCGTGAGGGGGCGGCGATGGTAGTTATCGCCGTCTTGCTCATCGCGCTTGTGGCGTGGACCCTCTGGCAGCTCCGCCGCGCCCCGGTTGACGAGGGGCACGAGTGATGCGGGAAGTTGCCAAAAGTGGCAAATTGGTGCGCCGGGGGTATTGACAAGCGGCGGAACTGTGGTATAATGACAGGTGCGTTACAATGCGTTACAGGGTGGGGGATGGAGAAAACGAGAACGTTCAGGATACCCAACGACCTGGATCGTGCCTCAGTAGAAAAGGCAGCGAGAGAAGACATCACACTTTCACAGGCAATCAGGCGGCTCTTGCGGCGTTGGGTGCTTGGTGAGATCGAAGCCATCCCGCCAGAGGGAGAGGAGGCAACCGGACAAGGAGAAGCGGAAATGGGGGACTGAGTTGGACAGCCGGCGGGGCGTGTTGGAGCACTCCCCGCCGGCCTCGACCACAACGCCGACAGGCCGGCGTCTAGCCGTAAGCACATTGTACCGCAAAGGTTGCCGATGTGCAAGCGCGAATGGCGGCCCGTCGGCTGAGATAGCCGGCGGGCCGCTGGCATTTGAGAGGGGAGCATGGATATTGCAAGCGAAACGTGGGAACAGCAGGGCAATGTGATTTTCTCGCCATCGGCGCAGTGCGTGGTCTGTCAACTGTCCGAGCCGAGGCCGTCAAGGTACGTGGAGCATCGGGCCGTTGACATTGGCAGCCCCGGCTGGAAAGAGGCAATGGAGCGCGGGGCGGCAATCGCAAGGCTGCCCGAGTTGCTGGCTACCGTCGCCCGCCTGAACGCCGAGGTCGAACGGCTGCGGGCAGAAGTGGCCGAGTACAAGCGCCGCGATGATGCCATGAATAGCGCCTACGATACCCTGGAGGAACTGAGCAGCGAATCCAGGCGAGAGTGTCTGGAAACTGCTGAGTATTGGGATAGGCGCGAGTCCGAACGCCGCTAGCGCCACGTCGCCGCCGTAGACACGTCGGGCCGATGCGTCCACAAAGGGCGGGGCGCTGGCATTAGGGCAGAGAAGAAGGTTGCTGCCATTAAGGCGGCAGGAAGGATTAAGGAAAAATGAACGCAAGTCAGAGGGGGAAGTTGCTGAATGAACTCACCGAGTATTTGACGGGATGGGTTGACGACCATTCCGAGATTACGCTGGTGGGCGAGGAAACGGGGCTGCACATGGCCGCCGCTGCGCTGAACGTCTTGGATGCAATTCAGGACGTGGAAAAGGCGCTCATCGAAGACGGGATTCTCGCGCCGGATGATGACGACTGAGCGCATTGCAACGATTGTGGGAAGGAAGGTAACAGGGATGTCAACCTGGGCACCACTAGACGAGCCGTGGGTAATGGAATGGAATCCAGAAACCGAATATTGGGAAATTCAAACCGAGCGGCGGGCAACCGATGCGCCGACGAAAGGCTATGAAGTTGCCTGCGTTGCCACAGAGGAGTGTGCCCGCTTATTCATGGAGGCGCGGGAGCTGCGGGCAGAGGTCGAGCGGCAGGGCGAGACGATAGCTCGACTACAGAAGGACCGGGCAGACCTGACCCTGGCGCTCCGCGAGGAACGCGCCAGGACTGAGCAACAGAGCGCCAGGATAGAGCAGTTGCGGGCGGAGTTGGAACGAGCGCGGGCCAACAGCGAGGCCATGCAGCGTGAGATTGACGGGATGCGGGCAGCGTTCCCGATTGACCTGGACGGTTGAGATAAGCCGGACGGGGCTTTCGTTTATGGAAGAGAAGAGAGGGTTGCTGCGAGAGGAGTAACGGCAATGACACGTCACGAGGGATTTGAGTATTTTTGCGAGCTGCACCAGAAGGGAACTAGGCTCTACATTCAGACTATAGCACCAGATGGGGATATCCCTCAGATTGTAGCCAAGGCATGGGCCGACATCACGCTTGCCGAACGCGCAGCCGTGAAGGCTATTGTCGTTGACAGGATTGCGGCCTAGCCGCTAACAACGGCTTGCGCGGGGGAGGACCGATGGAACCGACAACCGAAACACTACGCGCCGAGATCGCCCAACTGCAAGGCGACAACGCCACCCTGCTGCTCAAGATCGACCGCCTAGCCGCTGACAACACCGCCGCCTGGGCCTACGCCAGCGAGATGGAAGGCTCCGCCCTCCGCGCCAAGCTGGCCCTGGCCCGCTACCAGATGCGCCAGTCGTGCGGCCATCTGCCCGGCGACATCATCACCGATGCCGACCTGGGCGACGAGGGCACGACCTTCTGCGCCGGTTGTACCCGCGAGGCAGCGAAGTACGCGGCGGGCGGCAAGGCGGCACTGGCAGAGGTGTACGCCGGGCTGCGCTGGGAGCTGCCCGAGGAAGTGACGGCGGCGGGGCTGGCCGCCAGGGTTAGGGCGGTGTGCCTGGCAAGCAGCGCGCCGTGTGAGGAGGAATGATGACAGAGGAAGAGATCCGAAACGCGACGCCGAAGGAGCTGAATGTCCTGGTCGCCAAAGCGATGGGCTGGCGGCGCGACCCGGAGGGGGAAGCCAGGATGGCCGCGCGGGGCGAAGTCGTGGCCGTTTGGCTCATGCCCGAGTTTGATGCCATGGCACCCGATAGGCGCTGGACTAAGGTGTTTCCCGTGACGCAGAATCAGCCAGACTATCCCTATCCTGGCATTTGGGAGAACTGGTCCGGCAACATTGTGGCGGCGTTGAAGTTGACTACCGGCTTTGACGGCTTCACTCTAGACCGCGCCGACGACAGGGGCCCCGGCAGGCGCTGGCATTGCGACTTGAGAAAAATGTCAATAGGGGTTTGGGGCGCCTTTGCCGATACTGAGGCCGTCGCCATCGTCCGCGCCGTGCTGCTGGCCGGGCTGGGGGCCGCACGATGACCCCCACCCGCGCCGTCGCCGCCTCGCTCGCCCTGGTCGCCGGCCCGCTGTGGCTGCTGGCGATGCGCGACACGGAAGGCGCAGGCGTTGCGCTGGTGCTGGGCGTGGTGGCAGGGGTGTGCCTGGCGGGGGTAGTGGTGATGGGAAGAAGGGGGAGAGGGCGGCCATCCGGCGATTCTGCAAGAAGTATACCGTTTCCAGAAGAGGGAGGGAAGTTGCCATGATGAGTGATGCCTACGTTACGGTGACGTGTGACAAGTGCATGGAGAGCAATGAAGAGTTCGACCTTACGCCCCTGGCCGGTGGCGGTTGGGATGCCCGTGGCGTAGACGACAAGCTAGAGGGTTGGGGCTGGCTGGTGAATGGCGATGAGCATATCTGCCCTGACTGCCAGGAAGAGGAAGAGTAGCCATGACCTACAGGATCGGAAGAGAGAGGCGCAACTGTGAAACGACTTGACACCGCAACGCAGGCCAACCTTATCAAGATCGGCGCAGTCCTGACCGCCATTCCGCGCTGGGTGACGGCGCTCTTGTGGGCCGAGGGCTTTGCGCTGCCCGCCGCCTGGCTGCCGTGGTGGGTGCCGGCTAGCGCCGCAGTGTCCGTGGCAATGGCGGCGGTGGAAGGGTTTGCGTTCGCATTTGCGTTTTCTGTCTGGGCAAGCCGCAAAGACGCCAAGGCATTGCTCGGCATTGCGTCGGTCACTGCCGCGCTATTCGTGGCAGTGCTCACGCCAAGCATCGCGGCCGGCGTTCGTGGCGTCGAGATTGGCGCCGTTTTGCGGCATGACGGCGTTTTGCTGCTGTGGTCCGTGGCGGTCGCCGCGTCAACCATCGGCATTGTCATCTCGACCGGCTACGCGCAGCGCATCGCCGCGGACAACGAGACGGCAGTGGCGGCGGTTGCGCACGGAGCGCCGAACCTTGTCGTGACAAAACCGGCACTGGCGGCGCTGTCCGGCGACATTCTGCCCGCGCTGCCAGAAAGTGTGCCGAGTGCCGCGCTGCCCGTCGCCAAAATTGCAGACTGGCGCGGCATTGTCGCCAGTCAGAACGGCGATGGCCGCAACTTGTCGCCGGATGATGTGCGGCGCATTTTGGCGGAGAGCGGCCGCGGTGCACCGACCGACAAAACCGTCAAGCGTTGGGCAGAAGAGACAGGATGGAGGGCCGAATGAGCGAGCGTAGTCTAAAGTGGGGCGAGGCCAAATGCAAGCGGTGTGGCCGAATAATTGGCCTGTCATCCGATGGCAAGTTTCGCCGCCACGTTGCCGCGCTTGGCGGTGACAGGGCGAATCGCTGCCCTGGTTCGTGGGAACGCCCGCAAGAGCAATGGCGGCAAAGGGGGGAACTGTGAAAGTCGGGGCATACACGCTAGACCTGTATTGCGACAACGAGGACGCGCCGGTGCAAAAGTTCGGCGAACCGCTGAATCCGCGGGCGCACCTGTACAACGAGTTCCCGCACAACTACGTCGGGCAGACGTTGCGGGAGTGCGTCAAGACGGCACGGCGGGACGGTTGGCTAATCGGGAAAGAGCGGCAACTTTGCCCCAAGTGCAATCGAAGGGGCCGGGCGCATGGGGAGCGCGTAGGAGTAGCGCAAGAAGCGCAGGGGGGTGCAGGGTGAGCAGGACGACTATCTATCTCGTTCCGAAGAGTGGGCCGGTTCGGGTGTTCCGCGAATTTTCCAATGCCTTTCGCGGTGCCTGGTTGGTGTGGGACAGCATGGCAAAGCGGTATCTTGGACTGGATGCCGTCGAGTACATGATTGCCGACAACCTACAGCCGGTGTGGGATTTGTGGAAAGACCGCGCCGTGCCGGAAGCGCACAGGATCGTCATGGCGTCTACCTTTGACGCGGTGATGGTCAAGCGCGAGAATCTGGAGCGCCTGGCCGCCGCTTTTGACCAGTACGCCATGGACTTTGCCGATCCGGGCCACATTCCAGCCGAAGCCGCCGCCGTGCGCGAACTCGCAGGGATGGACGAATGCTTTGCCGTGTGCTGGCAGCAAACCAGTGTCAGCGCCGATGTGTGGCGAGTGTGGATGCCAGAAGTTGAAGACTCCCGGCCGTATGACGTGAGCATTGATAACGAGCACTGGTTCCTGTTTGACGCACTCGAAGCACTGGAGGCCGCCGAATGACTGCCCGCCTCCAGTCCCGCGCCGGCCGCTACACGCCCTGGCGCGAGCGCCCCGACCTGTGCGACGAAGCCGAGCGGCGCTTCGGGCTGTCCGGTGCCGTCTACCGTCGCTTTCAAGAAGGCGAGTTCGTGGCAGGCGACCGCAACGGGCGGCACCTGCTGTACTGCGCCCGGACCTGGACGCTGATTGAGCCGTCACCCGAGCCGATAGGGGAGCGGGCGGAACAGGGGAGGTTGCTGTGACAGAAGAAGAGCAAGCACAACGAAAGCCGGAGCCGCCGGACTCGGACGACTGGGGCAGGCTTGGCATCAATGACCGTTGCACCTGCAATGAGTACGAGTGGGGGGCGCATTCCTGCCCATTCGAAGAGGAAATCAACGACAATTACGAGGAGGGGTGTTGCTGCTGCCCGTACTGTACGCAAGAATGCGTGTGGGAGATTTAGGCCCATGACCGGCAAGGTTGACGAACGCACCCTTGACCAGTGGCGCCAGGAACGCCAGCGACAGGCCGCCCACCTGGCGCACCGGACACGACGGCTAGAGGCAGCGCGGCACAACCGGGCGAGGCTGTGGCGTGCGGCGCTGCCGTGGGTGCTGGCGGGGGCAAGCGCGGCGCTGGCGTGGGCGCTGTTGCTGGGGAGATGACGTGACGGGCCGACAAGAACTGCTGGCGTTCGCGGTGCTGGTGTTCATTCTGGCCATTCTGGCCTGCATCATTGCCGTTTTGATGGCGGGGATTGTGGGATGAGCAAGAAGTACGATACCGATGCGGTGCAAGAAACCGGCGGGGCCAGTTGGACAACGCTGTTTGTCTGCGTTGGCCTCGTCGTCGTCGCCCTGATTCTTATGGCCATTGAGGGCATGGACAGGGCGCCGTCCTATAGGCCGGAGAGGGAGCCGTGGTTCGGCCTCATTGTCCTGGCGGCCGTGACGCTCGTCTTTGTTGGCGGTCTGGCAATGGTCGTTCTATACCGCGTCCTTCTATGGGCAGCAGAACGAACGCACGATTTCGGCAAGAAACGGAGGCTGGATGCCATTGAGGTAGAGCAGCGCCGCAATCGTATTCGCACCGACGACTTGGCCGAGAAGCTGTCTTCTGCGCACATCTCGGCAGACGGCGCGCTGGTGCGGGAGGTTGCCGGCGGCTGGCAGGTCGTCAATCTGAGTGCGGAAGTCGGCTCTATTCTCATGGGCGACAACGGCAACGTACACCGAGCCCTGCATGATGATTTGTCTGTGGCGCAAATCGCCGCGCACTTTGACGTGAGGAAAGAAGATGCCAGGTCCAGGGCGTTTCCGAATCTGCACACCTATCACTCGCTGCACAAGAACGACCAGGTGCCCGCCATCGCCGCGCCGCAAGCCGAGCAAGATGCTGCGCTGCCGAAGGTTGTTCGCTTGCACGATTTGGCACCGAGGCCCAGCCTGTCCAACTTGGTGCTGGGCGTTACCATCAATGATAGTGGACAACAGGAAACCGTTACGGTTTCCTTGCAGGAAATGGTACACGCCCTCGTGGCCGGTCGCCCCAACTCCGGTAAGTCTGTGTTCCTGCGGGTGCTGGCCTACCAATTGGCGGTGTCGCAAGAACCCTGCCGGTTGGCGCTCTTTGATATGCGCCGTGTCACATTCGCCCCATTCGCCAATAGCGAGCGACTGCTGTGGCCCGTGGCCAGCACACCCGAGGGAGCGGCCGCCATTGCCCGTGACCTGGAACAAGAGATGTCCCGCCGCGAGGAACTGTACCTGTCCCTGTCGCCGGGGATTGATAACCTGGCTGACTACAACGCCCGTGCCAGGGAAGCATTGCCGCCCATCGTTTTTCTCATGGATGAAGCCACGATTCTCTTGGTCAGCAACAACGGGGTAATGCAATCAACTTTTCGTGCGGTCCTGGAGGCCAGGAAGTTCGGTATCTATTTCATTCTTGGCGGGCAATCGTGGAAGGGATCGCATATTGATACCGGATTGCGGGAAATGCTGGCAGCGCGATTCCAGTTCAGGACGGCGGTCGGCCAAAGTCGGATGGTCATCGGGGACGCATCCGCGGCTACCATCGAAGTCCCAGGCCGCGCCATGGCCCAATTGCCGCACTGGGGCACCATTCGTTTGCAGGCGCCACTGGTAGAACCGAGCGAGATCCTTTCTGCACTCCAGGGGCAGGGCGGTCCGCTGGGCGCGATGCCAACTACAAGCCAGGGCAACGGGCAAGAAGGGAACGACAAAGATGCCGAGATTGACGCGCAAATCCTGGCGCTTCACGCGCAGGGCAAGAGCAAACGGGCCATCCAGCGCGAGGTATGGCCCGACGACAAGTCGAGCGGCGGGGCGCACTTTGAGCGCATCACAAGGGTAATTGGGGAGGGGAGAGAATGAGCGACAATCTTGAGAGTCTGCTTGCCGAAATCGAGGCTCTTGTAGCCGGGATGGAACCGCAGCCTGTGACAATCGACATCCCGGGCATCGGGGCCGTTGGTATGCTCCAGGATCACATGAACGGCCCCGTGCGCGGCGACGTGCGGCCCGAGGATTGCGACCACAGGGGCGCGTGGTGCGGGATGAGGCTGCGCTGCCCGGCGTGCGGTGCTCCGATGTTTTTGTCCGCCTACCTGCTGGCGCGGCGGAGCATCAGCGAGATTCTGACCATGCGGTCCATGTGGAAAGACGCCGACTGTCCAGACTGGGAAAAGGGCCGGTGGTGGCACAAGCCCGACCGCTGGACGGTCATCCAGCATCCGTTCTGGGAGGCGACGGGCGGGCTCCCCGTCCTGAATCGCCTGTTGGACGAATGGCAGCAGAAATGGCTTGGGCGGAGCGATTGATGGCCCGCGAAGTGATCGCCGCGTTCTATATCGACCCTGTGCCGCCCGGGACGTTGGAAGCGACGTTCTGCCACTCCCAGGCGGCGGCGGTTGTCATGTACCGTTCGCCCGGCCCGGGGTGCCGTGATGAGGTATTCGCCATGTACGACGCCATTATGGCCGCCGGGCACCCCCTGGACGGCGGGCAGGGCGGGCACCAACCGGGGCCAGGAGTCGCCGCCTGCATCATCACCACGAATGTCAACCCGCGCCTTGTGGCGACGTGCATGGCGCGGGCATTGGGCGCGGAGGTCAAGCCGGCGTACTGCCCCACCGACCTGGTGCCCGATGAGCGATACGGCCTGAATGACCTGATTGACCGCATGTACCAGGAATGGTGCAGCCGCCAGTTACCGGCGCCCGCCCCGACGTGGCAGCTCGTCGCGCCCGCGCCGTTATTGCTGGCCGGATAGCCGCAACGACAAAGACCGTGACCGGCGGGGTGCCCCGCTATTAGCACGGCGGCGGCGGTGAATCCACCCAGAAACCCCAGTCGCCCACCGTAATCCCCCGGATGTCGCGGTAGATGTAGGACCGACCGCGATTCACGGCATCGATGGGCAATACCCGACCGGGGGCGCTGACCGTGCCGTCGTTTCGCAAGACGACGATGCACACCAGGTAGCCGCTACTGGCCGGACCCTCATCACGCAAAAGCCACTCGGCGTACTGCTCGGCGCAGACGGCAGTTCCCCGCTCCGGGGTCCACCAGTTGTTAAAGCTGGTGGAGAACTCGTAGGTCGTCCCGCTGTACGTGTAGGAATGACTCACGGCGACGCCATAATACCAGCCGGGATTGGTAAAAGCCAGGGCCTCGTCGTCGCTGCCTGCCCCAAAGTCCAGCGTCTTGTCCTGGATATAGAACGTCTGCCCGCTCCCCCCGGTGATCCAGCCGCCCCGCAGTTGGAGGGCAGTGGTCGGCGGGCAGGATGCAGAGGCGGTGAATGCGCCCTGGTCGGGGGCTCCCTCGTAGCCGGCCATCCGCTGCCGCTCTTTCTGAATCTGGTCTATCTGCCCCTGGAGTGTCGCAAATCCGCCCCGCTGGCTCATGTTACCGTCTCTCCCCGCGTCCAAAGCTCCGCCTTGCCCTGGATAACCTCTTCGTTCTGCCCGTCAATCCTGCCCAGGACTTCGGTGATCCGCATGTCATAGGAGTTGCCCCACAAATCTAACGTGACCAAATCCCCCAGGTTCCAATCGCGCCCGTACAGGCAGGCGCCCGTCTGGATGGGGTCGAACTCCACGTTCTCCCGCCTGCCGTCGTTGATGAGATACTGGTCCAGGAGTCCGTCGATCACGTCCGGCTGGGCCACGTCCCGCAGGTCGTAGAACTCCTCACGGCGCCGGAAGGGCGATTCTGCCAGGGCCGCCGGGTTGGTGCGCTGGTAGATGGCCCGCTCCGCCTTGCCGCCCGTCCAGCCGCCGAGGGCCACGGTGACTTCGCCGTGGCGAATCACCTGGCGCTTGGGGTTCAAGACATTCTCCAGTTCCAGGGAGAAGACCGTGGGCCGGACTGAGTGCCCCCGCCGGCGGTCTGTGCCGTAAAAGGGGGCATAGGTCCGCAGCTCGAAGCCGCCGCTGACGCGCACGACGCGAAAGTCACACAGACCGAGGGAGCCGTCTTCGCCCATGGTGTCCTGCATGGATTGCAGGAGCCGGGTATAGCGCCCCTGGTGACAGCTCCAGGCCCCAGCCCCGGCGTAGCCCTCCACGGCGAAGCCGCTCACTTGCCTGTCGGTCTCCGCCCCGCCGCCCATGCTCTCCGATGCCATCTGCTTCACGATGTCGTCCGCCGGGCCGTGCTGCCACCACATATCGTACCGCAGCCGGTCGGGGTTGGCGCTGGGCAGGGGCTGAAGCAGGGGCTGATCCAGGAGCCATTCGGGGCTCTGTCCCATGCTTGCCCAGTAGTGTTCGTCCACGTCGCCACTGGTCAGCCACTCTTCCGAGTCGTGGTGCAGGCCGTAGTATTCCTCGTAGTAGCCCGCCCCGTAGTCTCTTTCGACCAGGAGGCCGTAGTCTACTCTGAAAAGGTCTTTGGTGCCCGTCTCGGCCACGAACTCGGCGCGATAGACGCCCGGGCCGTTCAGCCGCTTCTGCCAGGCGATGGACAGGAAGTCGGAGTCGCGGAGGCCCGACGTGTGCAGCATGGTGAGCTTGGCACCCGTCCAATCGCAAAGATGGACATTATAGTTGGCAAAGGTGGGCATGGGCGCTCCTTATGCGTCGGCGGTCCAGGCCATCTCGATCCCCAGGAGGCGCACGGCGCTGTTGTACGAGTCGGCCGCGCCATCACGGCTTACCTGGACGCCGATAATCTGGCCCTCGCCCACGGCCAGGGCGGCGATGAGCTGATCCCGGTAAACCCTGGTATTGACCCGGGCCTGCTGGTCGGCGTTGACCGTGCCGGCTGTGTTGGTCAGCGCCCCGCCGTCGGCCCCGTGCCAGGCCGAATAGTCCCACTGGGCGTTTTCGGCCCCGCCCCCGGCGCCGTTGACGTTGGGCACGGTCCAGAGGTAGATGTTGACGGCTGCGCCCACCAAGCCGTCGGGCGCCATGAAGTAGACCCAGCCCGCGCTCGTGGCCGCGTCGGCAAACGCCCAGTAGTCGTAGGACGCGCCCGCCGTCCAGGTGCAGGGGTTGACGCTATCGGGCCGGATCTGGTTGGCACCCTTGAGGTCGTAGCGTGTCCGGTCGGGAATCTTGGCGGCCGTCACTGCCCCCTGTTCGTACATCCCGGCCTGGACGACGTTGGCCGGCCATTCGGTGGGGTAGGCGCAAAAGGCGCGGGTGTCGGTCACAGTGATGGCCCCCGCATCGTCGATGAACACCGTCGCCAGTGGGATCTCCCAGGTGATGTTTGCCGTCTGCGTCAGGGCGGGCACGACCGGCACGGCGGCTGCTACGCCCGAGACGCGGGCAATGCGCACCACCTGCGTTGACCAGGTTCGTTGCGCGACCACGCGATCATAGCGGCTATTGCCCGTCGATGGCGTGGGGATGCTGACCGACACGGCGGCATCCGAGTCGTGGATCGTGCCGTACACGACCGCCCCGCCCGTTGCCACGGACAGGGGCGAGCTTGTGCCCGATACCAGCAATTCGTCCCGCCAGCCGCGCACCACACCCCGGTCGCCCGTGGCACCCAGGACAGAGCGAAAGAACTGGTCATGGAGATGTGCCTGGGTGTAGGGGCCGCAGTCGCCCAAGACTTGCCCATCCCAGAAGAGACTCCTCTGTGTCATGTTCTACCCATCCGCTGTATATCGCGCCTCTATTTGAAAGAGCCGCACGGTGCTGGCAAAGGTGTCCGCCAGGTCGGCCGTGTCCCGGTATATCTGGAGGTGCACCAGGTCGCCCGCCGAGACGGCCAGGGTGCAGAGGTTCCAGAATGCCAGGTATATGGTGCTGCCCACGCCCACCTGGCCGATTGGTCCCGGCTGCGTGGCCTCGGCGGCGGTGTTGGCCAGGACTCCGCCCGCGGCGGCGATCCAGGCGCTGTAGCCCCAGCGCACGGCCCCCGTGCTATCCGTCAACACGATATTGCCGTCGAAGAGGTAAATGTCCAGGCCCGCCCCGGTAAAGTCGGGCGGTACGCGGAACGTCACCCAACCGGCGGTCATGGCCGCATCGACAAAGCCCCAGGCGTCGTGGTAGGGGATGCGAGTTGTATTGGCCGTCCAGACTACCGGGTTCGTGGCGTCGGGGGCGATACAGCCCGCGCCCCGGGGAAAGTAGCGGCCCTGGTTGATGAGCTTGATCGGCGTCACGGCGTCGGCCAGGATGTTGTCGGCCTCCACGGTGAAGGGCCACAGGGCCGTGGAATACTCGCAATAGTCCCGCTCGTCGGTGATCACGGTGATGGCCCCGCCAACGGTCGTCACTTCGGCCAGGGGGATGTCGTAGGTCGCGCCCGGCGTCTGGGTCAGGGCTGCCACCTGGGCCAGCCGGGCGGTCTGTGTTGCCCAGGACGCCCGCACGACGACGTGGACGGTCGAGTTATTGGGCAGGGCTACGGTTTCGGCGGCGTCGCTCTCGTACCAGACGCCATAGCACAGCGCCGCCCCGGTGTCCACGTCGGCATCCAGCCCGCCCCCGTCGGTCACTTCCAGGTCGTTCAGCCAGCCGCGCAGGACACCCTGGTCGCCCGTGCCGTTGAACAGCATCCGAAAGATGCCCTGGCACAGCTCGTCGTTGCCGTAGCCCCCGGCGGGGCTGTCGCCCGTGCCGGGATTGTCCCAAAGATAACTTGTCTCTGGCATTAGACGTACCCCGTATAGCGTATCTCTACGCCAAGGATGTTGATGTCTTCGGCACCGGCCGGGTTGTTCCAATAGGCCATGACGTACCACAGCACTTCTGGCGCGAACACCGTCGGGGCATCGGTCCAACTCGGCCCGGCGGTGCGGTAGACCTGGTGGGCCACCAGGGTTTCGGCAATAGAGACAGAAGAGTTGGCGATGTTGTTCCAGGAGAAGCCGCCAGAAGCGTACTCGGTATATGCCTGGACGTTGACCCGCACGGAAAAGGTCGCGGCCAGCGCCGAGTTGGAAACCCACCAGACGTACATGCTCACCGGGCCGCCGGCGTAATCGGCGGGCGGGCGGAAGGAGCCCACCGCGCCCTCGTAGGCCGAGCCGGTGATCTGCCAGCCCTGCTCGTTGGCCCCGCCATCCCATCCAGCCGTGCCGGTCAGGGTGACGGTGCTGCCCCCGTAGATCGTCCACTTGCCGGCGGTCAGGGCGGGTTGCAAATCGCCGCCCCCCAGGAAGATGATCCTGTCCCTGGTATCCCGGTCGATAAAGTCCACAGAGGCATCGGTGATGTGCATCGCGCCAAAGGCATCCGTGCCCGGGGCTGTGCCGAACGTGCAGAACTCGCGGTCGTCGGTCACGGCGATAACCCCAGCCGTCGTGACCGCCAGGGTTGCCAGGGGCACGTCGTACACCCCCGAGCCGCCCGGGGCCGGGCTTTGCACCAGGGCCGGGACGCCGCCGCCCTCCGCGCCCGCGACGCGCGTGATGCGCACCGTCTGCGCTGCCCAGTCGCGGCGGAGAACTATCCGGTCCTGGCGCACGTCTGTCGTCGGGCTGGGCACGGCGACCGCGACCGCCACCGTGTTCTCGTAGGGCATCCCGTAACAAACCGCCCCGCCCGTGTCCACCTGGACGGGCGTCGCCACGCCCGTCACTTCCAGCTCGTTGAGCCAGCCGGGCAGCACGCCCCGGTTCTCGTCGCCGTTGAGCAGCATCCGCAGGGCCAGGTCTACAAAGGGTGACTCGTAGTCGGCGTTCGCCAGCCGGTAGCCGATGCCGTCCGTCGCATTCTCGACCAGGGCGTGGGCATCCCCCACACTCGCCCCATCCCAGTGCAAGCTCTTTTGTGTCATAGTCCCAGCAACTCCACGTACCAGCAGATGCCGACCGTTGTAACGGCCGCCACCACGCTGCCCGCGCCGAAGAAATTGATTGTGTTGGCCCCCGGCTCCAGGGCGAACGTGCCAAAGTCGCCGGATAGGTAGGTCGTCAGGTCCGTGCCCGCCCCGTTGGTCACGGTCTTGTTGGGGATGTCGATGGCCACGATCTCGCCCGTGGCGATGTCGTAGCCATCCCAGGCCATGGCCTTGCCTGTGGTGGCATTGGTCAGCGTCCAATCTGACAGCGGCCCCTCCATCGTGACCGTCGGCCGCACGGCCCACGAACCGTCGTTGACGCAGGTCAGGGAGGCTGTAGCGGTCACGGTGTTGAGCAGATACGGCCCGGTAAAGGGCAGGACCAGGGTATTGGCCGTCACAAAGGCGTCCGTCGCCATGCACGTCCGCCCGCTCGCGTCCCGCGTCTCCCCCACGCCCAGGGGGCTATTGGCCCACTTCCAGATGGGGTCGTAGGCCGTCAACTGCACTGCCCCGCTCTGCCGCCGGGGCGACCGCTGGTCCTGCGTCGAAAGCTCGTAGCCGCCTGTGACCCAGACGTTGTGCAGCTCGTACTGCTTGAGGTCCGGCGTGATCAGTCGCAGCTTGTGCGGCCCGTTCGTCGGACTCAGCATCAGGGTGTTGGCCCGCGTCTTGGCGTACATATCCGCCCGGTCGCAGCCCTTGGTGTATAGGACGACGTTGATCACCCGCGGGCCGATGGCGTAGCCCCAGTGGGATTCGCCTGTCTGGAAGGGCGCCCGCGTCGTCCAGTGGCGGATGGGCGGCAGGCCCAGCCCCGACCATTCCGTCGCCTGCCGGTACGGCATCACCAGGGGGTAGACGGTGCCGCCGGCGGATTCCAACTCCAACTCGGGAAAGGGTTTCATGCTCTCATGCCCATCATCATGGAGTACAGCGCCAGGTCATCCCGCAGGGACGCCTCGCTCTGGTGCTTGTATTGCGCCGTGACACTCAGGCTGTTGTTGGTCGTCGCGCCCCCCATCATCGGCGGGACGATCACCTGCTGGGAAGGCGCCATGCCCATCAGGTCCGACTGCATCCCCTGGAACTGGCCCATGATCTGTTGCATGGCGGGCTCAAAGTCGGCGCCGATCTTGTAGCCCTGGACCTGCTGCTGCCCAAAGCGGATGAACCACTTGGAGGGCGAGCCGCTTTCCGAAAGGGCCGCGAGGTCGTCAAAGTATTTCTTCCACAGCTCGTACTCGCCGCCGGGTCCATAGAGGGCGTTGTATAGGTCGTCGTGCCGCACTTTGTGGGCGTCGTAAAAGGCTCGGTTTTGGGCACCCAATTCATCGATGATCATCAATTCTTCTTTGTCGAGCGCCGCCTTTATTTCGTCGTGCTCCTTCTTCTGGCTGGCGTCAATCTCCGCCAGTTGCCGGCCGTAGTGGTCGTTGAGTTCCTTCTCGCGTTCGGCGTAGTTGGTCTTTTCTTCTTCCAGCTTCTCTTGCAGCCGCAGCCGGTCCTTCTCCGCGTCGGCCGCCAGCTTGGCCTGCTCCGCCGCCAGTTGGGTATCGAGGTCGGTCAATTTCTCCAGGTAGCGGCGTAGGATCTCGGCCCGCTCCCTCTCGTTGGCCGCCTTCAGGTCGGCTTCCTTCTGCTGGTAGCTGCGGTCGATCTCCTCCAACTCCAGCCGGTGCGACTCGGCAAGATCGATAAGGTCTTGCTCGTACTGCTGCTGCTTCTCTGCCCGCTTGCCCTCGTAGGCCGCCTGCTCCGCCGCCAGGGCTCCCTGGTGGGCCGTGTCGCGGATGGCCTGCTCCTCGGCCAGCCACGCCTCCAGGGCGTCAAGCTCTGCCTGCTTGCGATCATCCAGGGCCGCCAATTCCTCGGCCTTGAGTTCTTCCAGTTGCTTCTGGAGCTGCATCAGCTCGGCGTCGTAGTAGACGCCCATGCCGCCCTGGCGCAGTTCTTCCAGCTCCGCGATCCGCTCCTGAAGGGCCTCGCGGCGCTCGTCGAAGTCCGGCTCCTCGGGCTCTGTCGAATACTTGCCCTCGATGTCCTGCCGTTCCTGGGCGTACTTCTCGTTGATGTCGGACAGCTTCTGCCCGTACTCTTCGGCCAGTTCCTCCAACTCTTTGTAATAGTCGCGGTCGATTTCCAGCAGGTTGGCCGTGTGGTCGCGCTCCAGGTCTTCCAGGTCGCGGTTCAAGTCGCGCAAAGCGTCGGCCCGGTCCTGGGCATAGTCGCGGTTGGCGTCCTCGATGTCCCGCTGGCGGTCGGTCGCCAGGTCGGCCATGTCCTGCTGGAAATCTCGCTCAGAGTCGGCCAGGTCCTGCTGGTAGTCATCCCACGCCTCTTGCCGCTCCGCCAGGTTCTCTTGCTGCGCCGCCAGGAGGTCGGCCTGCAAATCCACGTCGATTTGCGCCAGGTCTTTGAGGATATCTTCTACCTTGTCGGCATAGTCTTTGTTCAGGTCGATCAGGTCGTCGTGCAGCTTCTGGGCGGCGCTGTCCCGCTGGTCGTTGGCCCGCTCGTCGGCGGCGACCATCTGGTCGGCGGCGCGGGACCGGGCTTCCTTCATGCGGTCGTCGTACTCCTTTTCGGCATCGGCCAGTCCCGCCAGGGCGTACTTGTTCTTCAGCGCCTGCTCCTCCATGATGCTGAGTTGGTAGGTGGACTCGTGGATCGCCAGGCCAAAGCCCAGGGTGATGTTCGTGGCCTCCTTCATGCTGTAGCCCAGCTTGACCAGGTTGTCGCGGACCTCTTTTTCCCGGGCGGATAGGTTGATTGTTTGTTTGGCAAGGTCTTCCGTTGGCCCCATGCTCTCGCGGAGAACCTGGGCGCGCTCGCGCTCGAAGGCCGTGTAGTTCTTCGTCTCTCCCCGGGCGATGGCCATCTCTGTTGCCAAGTTAATGACGGCGTTCACCCAACGAATCAACTCGTCGCCCGTCAGGCCCATTTCGGTTCCCAGCTCCAGCACGGCGTCCTTGTCCTGTAGCACGCGGAGTTGCATATCGGAGAGCGCCGAGATGGCGACGGCGGTGCCCCTTGACAGTTTTTCCAGGTCGGCGTCGGTATCTTCGAGAACGATGCTCATACCGTCCAGGGAAGCCTTGGCATCATCGAGCGCCTTGGCGAAGGCTGCCTGGTTGCTTTCTTCCTGCGCCTTGACCAGTTTGTACAGCCCCTCGGTCAGCGCGTAGGCTGACAATGTGGCGGCGTCCAACCTGATGATGTACGCCCGGTAGTTTTCCGCCCCGGCTAGAATAGCCAGGGCCTCTTCCCGGTGCGCCCGTTCGGCGGCGGCGACGGCCGCCGCCACGCCCGCCAGGATGGCGATGAGCCCGCCCATGCCCAGGAGCGCCTTGGTCGATATTCCCGTAGCGACCCCGAAGGCGGTCATGGCATTTGTGAGCGTCGGCAATTTGGCCGCGAGGGTAATGGCGCCGCCGGACAGGGCAGCGAAGGCGGACGCGGCGGTGACGGTCGTGGCAATGCCTGCCCGTGCCGGTTCGGAGAAGTCGGCAAAGACGTTGATCAGCTCCCTCACCTTGCCCACGCCGGCATCCAGGGTAGGCGTGAACGCTTCACCGTAGGCTTCCGAAAAGTTGATGATGTCGGTCTTGAAAGACCGGATCTGCTTGGCCCCGGTGCCCATGGCCGCCTCGTAAGCACCCGCAATCTGGGGCGCCTGGGCCAGCACTTCGTTGAAGGCGGCCGCCTGCCGCTCGGCGACGGTCAGCGACTCGGCGGCGACGTTGTTGGCCAGGGCGTACTTCTCGTAGGCCACATCCAGGTTGATGAGCAGGCCGTAGGTTCTCAACACGCGGGGCTGGAGGGTGATGATGCCGTTGATCAGCCCCTCGGCCGCCTTGGTCGAGTCCTGCATGGCGAACACGGCGGCGTCCTGGGCCAGCCGTGCCATTTCGCTGGCCCGCGACCAGTCCAGGTTGTAGCGGATGAGCTGGGCCACCATCTGGTTGGCGACGGTGCCCGCCAGGTGCATGTCGCGCACGGCCTGGACTTCTTCTTGCACGGCCTGGGTCGAAAGCTGCGATGCCTTGGTCCAGTCCAGCTCGGCCTCGGCCATGTTTACGGCGTTGACGCGCGTCACTTCGAGGATGGTTTCAAGCTCCTCGATGCGGCTGGCGACGAGGGACGTTGCCAGGGCCGCGCTCGTGCCCGCCGCGCCGATGGCGAGAAGCGCCTGGCCGAAGGGCTGCATCTCCTTGGTGGCCTGCTTGTACCTATCCGCCAGGGCTTCGGCCTCGTCGCCCATCTTCCTCTGTTCGGCCACGACTTCGGCGGCGACGCGCTTGAACTCATCGGCGAAGCCGCCCCAGTCCCCGATGGGCCGCACGGCCATGCGCTCGGCAATCTTGTTCCAACTGGCCTCGTCCAGTTGGGGCGCCTTGATGCGCATGGCCTCGACGGTTTGCTTGATGTCCTGTGCCCGCTCGGTCAACTTGCTGGTGGCATCGTAGAAGGAGCCGGCGAACTTGTCCATGCCCGCCGTGCCCATCTGGGCAGACGCGGACGCGGTGCTCTCCACCTGCTTCTGGAATTGAGCCAGGGCCTCGTTGGCCTTATTGACGTTGACGACGAACTCTTGCGAGCCCTCGGCGACGAGCTGCACGCCGGATTGTTTCAGCGCCATCTATTTGCCCTTCCGCTCCATGGCCCTTGCCACGGCATCGTCCCGGTGCATCTCCAGCTCCCTATGGCGCGAGAACCAGGCCAGCACCCGCGCCATGAAGGCCGTCGGGTACTCGCCCTGGTCCCACTTGTAGAGGTCCAGGTTCGCCGCGTGGGCCGCTTCCCACTCAGCCAGCAGCGGGCTCATCTCGATCCCCGTCTGGATCGAGTGCTTCAGCCCGTAGTCCTCTATCGGCTCCCCGTGGCGCGTCGCCCAGAAAGGAACGGCGGGCGCGGGCCACCTCCTCGGGCCGCAGCGATTGCAGCGGGGAGATGGTCTGGAGGTCGGCCCCGGCAACGGCGACGTGCCGCTTGTACAGGTACTCCCGGTCGAAGTCGTCCTCCAGGTCAAAGCCCGACAGGTCCAGAAGCCCCTTGCGCTCCAAGAACTTTAGCTTCTTGAGCCAGTCGCCCTCGGGCACGCCGTCCAGCAACTCCAGGCCAAAGAGGAGCAGCGCGTCCAGCACGGCATTGCCCCGCTTGTTCCGCACTTCCTCGTAGGCCGCCAGGTAGCCCGGGTCGGACGGGTTTTCCTCTTCCCGCTCCTTCTCCTTGATAAAGACCACGGGGACTTTCGGGAAGGGAATCGCGTCCTTCACGTCCTCCACCAGAGAGCCCGAGACAGAGTGCAGGCGCACGCGAACGCCGGTGGACAGGGTGACTTCGGTTTCGTCACCCTGTCCCCGTGCCAGTTGTTTTGCCCGGTCTTTTACCCGTGCATCAGCCATTTGCGTCCTCCTTTCCTATGGCCCCTAGTCGGAGCCCTTGACGATGATGCCATCCACGGCGTTGTCGGCCAGGCCCACACCCACGACAAAGTTCACGTCGAAGATGCAGCCCACCACCGCGTTGATGCGGTCGTTGGCCGGGATGGTGCCGGTCCCTTCGGGCAGGATGTTCCACGAGTAGCCGCCGTCGTAGGTGCGGAGAATCCGCCCCGCCGGGGTAGCCGTGGCGTGGGCCAGGTAGCCCACGGCGGTCGAGGAGAAGAAGATGTCGTGGACCGCACCCGCGCCCGAGCCGGGGAAGCCCTTGACCGTCCAGTTGGCGGCCTTGTCCTTGGTGTAGTACAGCGTCCCGGCGGTCGTGCCGACGAACCAGACGGTTTCGCTCACGACCCAGACGCAGGAGAAGTGCGTGCCGACGCCCGCGGGGCTAGTGGACGGCTCGCCCCAGGCCAGGCCGTCCTCGGTGTAGACGATGGCCCCGTTGTTGCCCACGGCCACGCCAAAGGTGTCCGACAGCATGTGGACGGCGTTCAGGTGCTCGACCGTCGCCACGCCGGCATCGAGGACGGTCACGCCCGCCGTGATGTCGTCGGTGCGGTAGACGTACCCCGAGTCGCCCACGACGTACAGATACCGCCCGCCGATGGCGCGGTATTCGTCGTTGGGCGCGCCGACGAAGCCCGTGGCGATCTCGGTCCAGTCCTCGTCAAAGTCCACGTCGTCCACTTCGTCCTTGAGGGCGTAGTGGGCCGAGCCCGAGTCGTTGGACACGACGACCACGTAATCGCCCAGGCAGGCGACGGCGTTGGGTGCCTCTGCGGCCCCCAGGGAGTCGATGTCGTCGGCGTACCAGTTGGCACCGTCGATGGTATGCACGATGTCCGCCGCCGTGCCCGGCGAGCCACCCGCCGCCGTGGTGATGGCGTAGATGTGCTGGCAGCCGGTCGAGGTTTCGTCGCACTCGCCGCAGGCCACCTGGTCGCAGATGGTCACGTCCACGACCTCGTTGGTCACGATGGAGCCGGCCACTTCCAGGACGGACAGTTGCAGGATCTCGTAGATGATCTTGGCCGAGATCGAGCCGGTTTCCATGACGGGGTTGCGGTCCCCCGACTCGATGGCCCCCAGGTCGTCGGTGCTCCAGTTGGAGAAGTAGGCGTTCTCCATGACAAAGGACTTCTTGAAGGTGTTGAACGCCGTGGGGTCCGTACACGCGCCAAAGTGAATCTGGATGTCCACACCGCAGCCCAGCTCCGCGATGCGCAGCATCTCGGACGCCAGGTCCATCAGGTAGCGGGACATCAGGTCCATGGTGGCGCGTTCCTCCGCGCCCTTGATGGTGTCGATTTCGATGAACGAGTCGTACTGGATGGAAGACGGGGCTTCGATGCTGGTCACGTCGCCGTAGCTCTTGGACGCCCCGCCGGCCTTCATGTACGCCTGGTAGACGGGTGCATGGTGCGGACCCGCCCCGCCATCGGTGAGAAAGACGCGGCTATATCCGGTCTTTGCCGCTTGGGTCATTGTCAACCTCCCTGTAGAGAGCAATCAGTCTCTTTCTGGTGGCCGAAAGGAGCGCGCCCCTCAGCCCATCCCCCTGCCCCTGGACTTCCCGCCAGGAGTAGAGGCCCGCGTCCACCAGCGCGTTGTGCAGATCCCGCTTGACGGCATCCCAATCCATCCTCTCCAGATCGGGCGGATCTTGGAGGATGCCCTGGGGGGCCGCGTCGTCGGGGTCTGTGTCGCGCACCAGCGAACGATGCTTGCAGCCGTTCCGATCAGTCCACGTTACGGTTCTCATACGGCACCGGCCCCCGCTTGTTTGTCCCGCACGATGTCGCGGACGTAGCGCCAGGCTTCCATTTCGCCGCGCCGCGTACCGAACGGGTTGGATAGCTCGTCCCACAGGACCGTGTAGCTCGATTCTCTGGTGGTCATTGCCAGGTCCGTTTGCAGCCACTCCACCAGGCCACCCGGGCTACCGCATGTGCAGATGGGCCGTGGCAGGCGGGCCGTGGCCATCCAGGCAATGATGCGCGCCCAGTCGTCCGACAATCCATCGCAACGCCGACCTGCCAGGTTCAGGTCCGACAAATTGCCACAGTAGTAGTACAGCTTGACCAGATCCGGGTCGCGGCACACCGCCCAGTCGTCCGAGGTCCAGGCCCCATCGGCGCATGTCCCCGGTCGGGGGACGAGGATACCGAGCATGGCATCGCGGATGTGGGCGCAGCCGTCCTGCGTCGTCAGGGCGCAGTGGGTGCAGCCCGTGCCGCCGCAGAAGTCGCAGCCCGCCACGGTCGAATCCGGCTCCCAGTAAAAGACTGCCGAGGTCGCCGTGGGGTCGTTGTACTCGCGGTAGATTTCGACCTCGTTGACGTACACCGCTTCGTCCAGGTCCACCGTGGGGATAGGGGCCGCCGCCGTGGGAAACGCCTCCCAGTTGTCGGGGTCGATGAACTGCCAGGCGTAGAACGTGGCCGTAAAGACCCCGGCGGCGATGGCCGCCGTCCTCGCGGGGCGGATCTCCCACTCGGGCGTGCCGGCGTGGCCGTCGAAGTAGACCTTGATCTCGCACTCGTAGGTCGTGGTCACGGCGCACGTCACCGTCACCGTTTCGTCAAAGCCGTCGCCGTCCACGTCGCTGTAGACAGGGACAACCCGCCCGTCCAGCAGGGTCGTGGCCCGCTGCCCCGGCTCGATGATCTTGCCGTACTTGGCCTTGACCGACTTGTGGGCGTAGCGGTTGTTGTAGTTGCCCGCCGACCAGTATTCGGGCCGGTGGAAGCGGTCAACCATCTTCATGTCTTGGGCAATCCACATGGGCGCGACGGGCCAGCCAAGGTAATTCGCCAGGTCTGATTCTGCCTTGGCGACCTCGCGGGCGATGGACTCGCGGCTGACGGCCCCGGTGTGCTGCCAATCATGTTGGAATTGTAAATCCGCGCATGTATTCTCCAGAGGGAATACAATATCGCTTGTTCCCTGCGAGAAATGTGCCGGGTTCAGGCCGATGACAGACGCGAAACGGTCCAGGGACAATAAGGTTGGCGTTGAGGCTCTTGTCATTTTCCTACTCCACCATACTCCGCCAGATGGTGCGCCCGCCGCCGCTCAACAGGACGGCCGCCCCACTCAGGGCCAGCGGCAGCAGCACGGGCCACCACAGGAATCCCGCAATCCCGCAAAGCAGGCCGGACCACAGGGTCAGGCACCAGAAGCAGCCGAGCAGCTTGCCCCAGAAGGGCCGCGGCTCCGCGTAGACGCCCGCCCGGTAGCGCAGCCGCTCGAACCCGTCCCACGGCCCGGCGTCAAAGTAGAACAGGGCCGCCAGCCGCCAGGTTGCCAGAACGCAGACTGCCAGGATCTCAGGCTGCATGGGCGGCCATCTCCATTGCCCGGCCGTAGATCATCCTGGCCCGCACGGCGCCGATGCCCTCGACGGCCTGCAAGCCCTCTTCGCCCAGGTCCAGCACGTCCTCCAGCGAGTCGATGCCTCGCTGCTTCATGGACTGCGCGATCTTGGGCGTCACGCCGGGCAGTTTCTGGGCGTCGAAGGTCACGGCGCTGTAGTAGTCGTCGGGGTTCTGCGACTCAATCTTTTCCAGCCGCGCCAGCTTCTCGCCCTGTGTCTCGGCAGCGTACTGCTCCAGAACCTGCTGCGCTACCAATCTCTCGGCGGGCTGGATGCCGTCGGACGGGTCGATGATGTGTTTCGGCGGCGGCGTGACCTTCACTTCAGGCGGCTTTTCCTCTGCCACGATGGGCATGGGCGGCGGGGCCATTTCCCGCTCGCGGATGGGTACCGTCACTTCCTCGCGGAAGAGGTGCGACGCGATCTTCACGTCGTCGGCGTGGACCAGGAACCGCTCGCCCCCGCCGCGAAAGCCGTAGTGGATGTACCACAGCCGGTCGCGCTTCTGGATCATGTGAAAACCGTCGAGCCGGTCCCTGAAACCCGCCTGCCCGATGACGGGATGCTGCCCCCGGTTGGGGTGCGCGTAGGTACACATCTTGAAACTGTCGTCCTTCATGGACGGGGCAGGCGCCGTCCGAGCCGCCGCTGCCACGGGCGGCGCCGGGCTTCGCCTGGAACCCCCACAAGATCCACACTTGCTCATCTTGACCTCCATCCTTTCGTGTTTGTCGATAAGGTACTGCCACAGCTCGCGGTGCTTCTCTTTGCCGAACTCGCGCCGCTCGCCGGTGTAAAAGTGGTAGATGACCAGCGGCTCGGGGATGCGCCGGAAGCAGCGCCCGTCCTTGGCCAATCGCCAGAAGTAGTCCACGTCCTCCCACGACGGCATGGATTCGTCAAAGCCGCCGATGTCCTCGTGCCAGGCTTTCGGCACCAGGGACGTGATCAGGTTCCAGGTGTAGACCTTGCCCGGGTCGCCCGTGGGCTGCGCCTGCGCCCGGTCGGGGTCGTAGTCCAGCGCCTGGTAGCGCATGGCCGTCAGCCCGTCCGGTTCCCGCCACAGGATTCTCTCTCGCAGGTCGCGGCCCAACTCATTCAGGTCCGAGATAAAGGCCAGGCCCACGTAATCGGTGTAGATGACCGCGTTTTCGATGGCCCACTCCGCCATCATGGCCTTGATGCAGCCCGGGTCCAGGATGTCGTCGGCGTCCAGGAAGAGAAGGAACGGCGCACGGGCCGCATCAACCCCACGGTTGCGAGCGTAGCCAGCCCCCCGCCCCTTGGTGGCAAGCCAGCGAACGTAGGGGTAGCTTTTCCCGTAGCGTTCCGGCACGCCATCGGCCCTGTCCCAGACGACAATCGCCTCCCAGCCCCTGAAGGTCTGCGCCTCCAGCGAGTCCAGGGCGTCTTCCAATCGCCCCTCGTGCCCCGGCCCCACGGGGATGATCACCGATACCGCCGGCTCGTCGTACTGCCGCACGGGATGGCTGTGCTTCTCCGGCGTGGCGTGGCTGGCGAAGGGGTGCTCCTTGTCAAAGGCCCACGGATGCCAGGCCAGCCAGTCGGGCTCGGAATATTCCTTGTTGCCGCTCACCCGACCGCTTTGCCAGGAGTAGATGAACAGCGGTTGCTCTGTGACCTTTTCGCCCTTCCAGCCGTAGGCCCCGGCCCGCGTCCAGAACTCCGCGTCTTCCGAGCCGGCGCCCTTGGGGCAGTACCGCTTCTTGTAGCCGCCCAGGCACTCCCACATTTCCTTGCGATACACGCAGCAGGTCGGCACCTGGTTCTGGCGCTTCAGTTGTTTGTCAAAGTCCCACTCTTTGGGCCAGGGACTCACGCCCGTCTTGCCGTCGGGCAGGATGTAGCGCAGCCCGGTATAGGCGATGCCCAACTCGGGGTCGGACTCCAGGGCGCGAACGCACGTCTCGATAAAGCCCGGCTCCAGCGTGTCGTCGGCGTCCAGGCAGCAGGCGTACTTTGTTTTCGTCGCCGCGACGCCCGTATTTCGGGCCACGGCCACGCCCTGGTTCTCTTGGCGGATGTAGCGCACGCGGGAGTCTTTGTCGGCCCATTCCTTGACCGCCGCTTCCGTGTCGTCGGCCGAGCCATCGTCCACGACGACGATCTCTTGCAAGAGATCGTAGGACTGGCTCACCGCCCCCTCGATGGCCCGCCCGACCTTCTCGGCGTAGTTGAACGACGGGATCACGATGGCTGCCGTGGCTTGCTCTGGCTCCGCCGCCAGGCGGTACACCCCGGCGACCTTCTCGCAGGCCGCCTCCCAGGTGTAGCGTCGGGCCATCTCCCGCCCGTTGTCGCCCAGCACGGCCCGGTGTTGTAGGCAGTAGGACAGGCCGGCTTGCAGGTCTTCTTCGTTTTCGGCCAGGTAGCCGTTGACGCCGTGCTCCACCAGTTCCAGGTTGCCGCCGTGGGCAAATCCCAGGACCGGAACGCCCGCCGCCATGGCCTCCAGGACGCCGATGCCGAACGTCTCTTTGGTCGTGGACAGGTAGACCGCCGCGCCCTGCACCAGCTTTTTCATCTCCGCGTGGGGGATGACGCCAATCTCTTCGATATTGGGTCGCTGCCTCTTGGGCGCAAAGGTCGTCACAAAATGCACGTTGGTAAAGGCCCCGGCCAGCTCGCCCATGGACGTGGGATCACAAACGTCCTGGCCGGACCTGTTCTTGTTCCACAGAACATAGCCGCCGTTGGGGCGGTTATGTTGCCACTCCTGCCAGTCTATCCCGTGCCCGATAACGACCGGGTTGCGGCGCATATCGCGCCGGATGCTCTCGGCCACCCACTCGGAAGGCACGGTGATTACCCGCGCCTGGCGCATGGCGGCGATGACATTGGCGTTGGCCTTGTACTCCCAGGTGTTGCAGGGCAAGTCGGCAGTCCAGTACAGCCCGTGAGCATGGCAGACCGCGATGCCCTCTGTGTTCGTGCCGGCGTGGGATACCTTCAGGTCGTAGGGTTCTCCCTCGCCTACGAACTCGATGCCAAGGGCAGGCATGTGCTTGTGGTAGGCTTCTACCACGCGCTTGATCCCACTTTCTTCCGACCGAAAGTGCTTTAGCTCGGGCAGCATCCAGACCTTCATTGGCTGCCCTCCGTTTCCCCTTTCATTGTTTCCCCTTTCGTTATCGCCTCTGCTACTAGATCATCGGCAATCTCGTAGTCGCCAACCCGCTCCAGGTTATCTTGAGCAGCGCCCCGCATCCCCCCGTACAGGTTCATGCTCAGGCCGTTGATAATCGCCTGCAAGCGCCCCGGCGTGTCAAAGCCGATGATGCCTTCAGGATTGAACCACTCGCCATAGTTTGGCAGGCCCCACAAGATAGGGATGGTCCCCACGGCGAGGCAGTCGCATAGGTGCTCGGTAAACCAGTTGTCCTCACGGCACGTTTCCACCACGACGGAAAAGGCATAGTCGGCCAACGCCTGCTCCTTGGCCCGCCAGCCATACGTGACTGGCGTGCCGCCCACGCCATAATAGTCAACACCCCGTACCGACGCACCTATTGTGTGGCGCAGCCAATGGCCTTCCGTCTGATTCTTGGCCCCGTATAACATCGAACACAGTTTCGTCTTGGGCCTCATGCCCCAGCGGTCGCGGGGAATCCACACGCCGCAACTTGGGACAAGCTCTGCCTTTTGGCGTTCAAGGAATGGCTTGTAATGGGTAAGTACCAGGTCCAACCCTTCCCAGTCGAGGTTCTCGTAGGCGTCGGGCCGGTAGCAGCGTGGTTCATGCAACCAGCCGACCTTGTAATCACTTTGCACCCGGCGCACATACTCGGGCGAGGTGCAGCCTCCCGTGAACAACGTCACCCCATCCCAGCACGCCCGGTCGCGCACATACTGAATCTTCGTCGGGGGCTTGCCGGCCACGGCCCCGACATCGTGACGGAAGGTGTTATCGAACAGATTGACGGTAATCATTCCAGCACCCGCCACTTGTCCGTCACGTACACCCACGGCCTGTCTGGTTTCCTGTCGGGGCAGCGGGCGATCACTTCCGGCGGGTTGCCGGCCACCATCGTCCAGGGCTTGACCTCGCAGGAACGAACGACGCTCCCGACCGCCACGACCGCCCCCTCGCCGATGATGCAGTTGTACAGCACCACGTCCGAGCAAATCCAGGCGTGCGCCCCGACCGCGACCGACTTGCGCTTCGGCCCCTTGAACCAGTCCGCCAGCTCGTGGCCGGCGGTGATGACGTGGATGTCGAACCCCCAATGGCTTTCGGGGTGAATGTCCAACGTTCCCCGCCTGTCCAGCGAGATGCGCCGCATGGCAAAGTAGGCGTCGTCGTGCGGCGACTCAGGCATGGTTCACCACGTCAATCACCCGGTCCTGCTCTTGTTCGGTAAGCCCCACGTACAGCGGTAGGCTAACCAGCCGCCGCCATTCCCGCTCCGTGACCGGCGGCGTTTCGCCCCGGTACATAGAATAGTAGGTCAGGGGCTTGTAATGCACCCCGGCGCCGATGCCCTTCTCCGCCAGCCGGTCAATCAGGTCGTCGCGTCGATCTACTCGGATGGCGTACAGGTGCCAGGTGTGAATGGCGTGGTCGATGGGCAACTGCACTCCCTTCAGGAGCGACGAGTAGCGCATCGCCAGCCGCCGCCGCTCGGCGTTTATCTCGTCCAACCGCCGCAGTTGGGCCAGCCCGATGGCCGCCTGAATGTCGTTCCAGTGATATTTGTAGCCGACCTCGGAGATGTCATAGTCCCAACTGTACCGCTTCTGCGAGCGGTCCCAGGTGCTGCGGTCGATGCCGCACCAGCGCAGGGCGCGTATCCGCCGCGCAATCTTGTCGTCGTTTGTCAGGACGGCTCCCCCGTCGCCCGTCGCCAGGTTCTTGACGGGATGGAATGACAGGCACACGCAATACCCGTAGCCGATACCGCCGCACGAATGGGCGGCGTCTTGCACAATCGGCCCCCACATCCCGCGGTCCATTGCCGGGTAGCCGGCATAATCGACGGGCATCGACACGTCTGCCCCTGTCTCCCAGTCCATCGTCAGCGTGTCTTCCCGCACGTCGCAAAAGACAGGCGTAGCGCCACAGTACGTCACCGCCAATGCCGTGCTGATGAACGTCAGGGCCGGGAGCGCCACCGTGTACCCCGGCCCCACACCGCACGCCTTCAATGCCAGGTGCAAAGCCGCCGTGGCGCTGTTGGTCGTGATGCAGTGGGCGTAGTTGTACCGCGCCGCCAACTCTGTCTCGAACTGCTCGACGACCCTGCCCTGTCCCCACCAGCCGGACTTGAGAACGTCGGTCACGGCGTCGATCTCGGCCTGGGTCACACTCGGGCGCAGAAGAGGAATCATAGTTTCACCCCGAACCTATCGATGAACTTCTGCCGGTGCTCGGGCCAGTTGGCCCGGGGATACTCGATGTGCAGCACCGGCCCCCGCTCGCTGGTATGCCCCGGCAGGTCAATCCCTGCATCCATCCAGCCCGTCTTGGCGTGGAGCGCCCGCACGGCCCCGTTGTGGACCAGAACGTCGCCCCACAGCGACGCCAGGTTGAACAACTCGAATGCCAGGGCCAGGACCATGTACTCCTGCTCTGTCCCGAACCCCTGCCCCTGGTAGGCCGGGTCGATGAACGCCCGCCCGTACTCCGCCGTGTAATCTTTTGGAGCAATTGCCAGGCTGGTCATGCCGATGGGACCACCGAACTTGGCGTCGATGATCCACACCAGGTCGTGGGGTTGTCGGGAGCGCAGGAAGGCCAGGTGGGTATCGGGCGTCACCGCGCCCCGGTTGTAGAACATCTCCCTGGCCAGGTCCGTGTTCCGCCACTTGCATACCAGGTAGGCGTCCTCTTCGGCGATGGGGCGGAAGGTCAGCCGCCCGCCCAGGTCATAGGTCCACATGGCGCAAGTACCCTCCCGGGTTGCAGGTAATCAGCAGTCTGTCAAAGTCGTGGTCCGCGACGAACTCGGGATGAGCGGCCAGGAAGGCGTCAACCGCCGTCTTCGGGCTGTTCCCCGGACCCCAGGACCTGGGCCTGTGCTGCGGCGGCATCTCTTCGATGACCGTATCGCCGCAAACC